AGCAACAGCCTTCTAAGCTGTGGGTCCTGGGTTCGAATCCCAGCCCGATCACGTCAGACGGAAGAATCTAAGTTATTGATAATCAACTTATTTTCTTCCGTTTTTTCTTTCAAGAAATTCTCCACAAATAGATTAAAAAAAAGGATATTTTGTCCAGTTTTGGACATTTCCGCGTATCCTTTGCGTATCCTAAAATTTTTAATCTTTATGGCGACTCTAAAATTAACAATCTTCAAAGCAAAAGTTCTCAAAGATGGCAGACACAAAATAAGAGTAGCCGTTTGCCATAAACATGAGACTTCGTACATCATCACCCGATTCATCATTGACTCGGAAGCCCAGTTCAAAAATGGACAGGTTGTAAAGCGGCCTGATGCGGCTGTCTTGAATAAAAAGCTAAGAAACCTGCTCAATGAATATCAGGAAAAGCTAGATGCTATCAAACACCCCAACCTATATGACTGCAAGCAACTGCGGGAAATACTTGTCAACGGAATGCGAGAAGAAGAATCGGCCACATTCCAAGCCGTCAGTCTGGAATACGTTAAAGAGCTCGAAGAGGCTGGTAGTATTGGATATTCTAAAATGATTGAAAGAAACAACCGTTATTTCTCCGAGTTTGTCAAGGGCAACATCCTTCTTGCGGATATTACTCCCGAACTGATTGAAGGATATTCTAGGTTCTTACGAATCAAGAAAGGTATTGGAGATACGACAAACAGCATGTTAATGCGGCAAACCAAAACAATCATTAATAAGGGAATAAAAAGAAGGATCGTCAAGTATGAAGTTCATCCTTTCATCAACTTCAAAATTCCGTCATCCCCTTCCAGGGAGATTGATATCTCTCTGGACTCATTCAACAAGATCAGAATGGCGCAACCAACAGAAAAGAAATTCAGAGTTGCCCATGATCTGTTTTGCCTGTCTTTCTATCTTGGTGGAATCAATCTGGTAGATTTACTTTCCATTGATTTCAGAAATATAGAGGTTCTGGAATATGTGAGGAAGAAAACAAGAACAACAACACAGGGGAAAAATACAATCTCCTTTACTATTCCTAGAGCCGCAAAAGAAATCATCAAGAAATGGATAAACAGAAATACAGGTAAGCTTGATTTTGGGTATAAATTCTCATATCCAAACTTTTCCAGATATCTTACACGATCTTTGGCTTCGCTTGCTAAAAGACTTGGGATAACGGAGAAAGTCGTTTACTATTCTGCCCGCAAATCGTTTGCACAATATGCCAGTGAAATAGGTATTCCTGATGGAATCATAGACTATTGCCTCGGGCACTCAGACAAATCCAAGGGAATTATCCGATATTACACAAAAGTCAGACAAAAACAGGCAGACATGGCTATAACTCGTGTGATTGACTACGTGAACAACCCGGCAAAATACCAAGATTGTATTGAACTCAAACAGGATGTGATGATGAGATGGGGATAAGTAAACCTGTGAAATAATTATGTTGCTTAAGCCGTCCCAGCTTATCAGTTAGGACGGCTATTTTATCTACCATACCCTCCAATATCCTCCTACACCAACATAAGGGGACAATCCATTTCGTCCGATTCCATAACCAGCTATCACACCGATACCCCATCTACGTGGTTTCTCTCGGATGATCTTGGTTTCCGGATATACCCATACGCTATCCAATGATGGCTTATAGCCAGAAACCCAAGCTCGATAGTTTTCTGTTTGGTATTCCTTCTGTGTTATAGGAACAGGAATATAGATCGAATCATGGATCGTGTCACCACCCAAGGTTATATAAACAGGGAACAGCTCCGGTACTTCCTGCACTACAGTTTCGATTACTGGATAAGGAATACTGTCACGAACCGTGTCACGGAAGCAGATGGTATCAGCTACGGGCGTAGAACCCAATGTTACCCGTCGCCCATAGCCGTAACCAATTGCAGAACTTATTGCTGTAGTTAGCAAAATCGTCAACACTATTTTCCAAGGTTTCATAACAGATTCCATCCATCTATTATATCTACCATATCAGCATCGATTCCATTCTCCACTCGTGACATGGCGGCGACTATTCGGATCATCATCTCCCTATTGTCTGTCCGGATTGGATCGTCAGCGGGAATTCCAGATATTTCCGACACGACAGATATATAGTTTGCCGTGTCATTCTCTTTCTTCGGCGCCCATCTACTGATCATCTGACGGATCGTGTTCAGCTTATAATTTGTCTGATAATTGCGCAGGATCTTGAATATAGCTCGATAGCCGTAAGACATGCTCTCAAATTGTTTGAACTCCTTATCTTGTGAAGGGATAACCTCGCCCTGGAACTTATCCCCGTTAATCCGGATATTACCCGGATTGTTATTTCGATAACCTCTTGATTTTGCCATAAACTTAACTATTTAACCGATGATAAAAATCCAACTTGATATTCTCATAAACAGCAGAAACATTCGTGAATGCACGTTTGTTGTTGGCTCCTGATTCATTATAGAGCTCTCCTTCTACTACCTTGGCCACCCATTCCACCCAATCCGGATTTGTATATTCAGATAGCCGCTTACCACGATAATGATAGCTATCAAACCGACTATTCCTATCCTGATACAGATTCGTGAGTAATGTACGTATCTTCTGGGCTGTCGCCTCCCTATCAGCGATATGGTTCTCTTCCCGAACTCTCTTAATCAATCGGCAAACCTTTTCTGTGGCCAAGTCAAAATAGACATTGCTGGTATTCTTTATCCTGAGCTGTGTTTCCGGAATCAAACCTTCTGCAATATCAACCATAGTTTCGAGATTCTTATTTGCCTTCTCCTGTACATCAGTAATCTTCTCACCAAATTCTGTAAAGATTCGTTCTGTCAGATTCTTGTAAGATACCATGTTCCACACTAATACTCCTATGGCGAATACAAGGAAAAAAGCCGCTATGACCACCAAGATTCCATACTCGCTGATACCTTTTGCTACCTGTAATGCTGCTTCTGTCTGTTCCATGTTTTTCTAATGAAGGGCGGCCTGTCACACCGCCCAATTGATAACCTAAACTACCTAAAAATTAATCCATATGAATTACTTCATCTTTCGGCCTGAATAATTCCCAAACAACCTTTACCAAGTCATAGAATCCACATCCGGATAATCCCGCTGCTACGCCATAAATAAGCGTCTGCCACCAAATAAGTCCAGCCAGCGGTTCCGAGATCTTCAGTACCCATGCCAGCATACATACCACTATACCGACAGCTACCGAAATACCGATTTTTGCGATTTTACTTCCATCGATAGCCGGGATCAGCTTGAAGATCTGTGTCACTACTGATGAGATAACGGCCACAATTCCACCGAAGGTAGAAAGATCAAGAATAATTTGAGTTCCCTCATTACTTACTTCTGTTTGTGCAAACGCACCACACACAAAGAGCATCAGCATGCTCATAACCAAAACAATCTTTTTCATAAGACTAAAAATTTAAAAGGGTTAAACATATTTGTTATTTCACGACTTTCACATAATTATCTACCAAACCAGCCAAGTCCTGTACGATCTTCACTCCTTGACTGTCGCGTATGCACTCATAAACCACTTCATCCTGAATATAGAATTTACCCAATTCTAACACCATGCCCTGAAACTGCGGGTTATGATCTTCATTATAAGGAATAGGATTTTCCTTAGTACCTTCGTGATAAGATACTTCGTGCCATAAAGAGCTTTGCTTATCCGGTGCCCAGTTTTCTTGAGTGACATGGTCCTGATCTACTTCATACAACTTATCAAGATGTTCGTATCTTTCTTCTTTCTTGACAGAAATACCAACCTTCCATTTCGGGTGCATAGACTTAACTTGTACTGCTTCTTTATCAGACAGATGATAGGTATTGATCTCTTCTGCTATCTCGTCTTTAATGATTTGAGCTGCCATAACCTTACCAAAGTTTTCATCCGGAACTTCCGCGCCTTCTTCCGGTGTCCACTCTGGGCTATTAAGTAAAGCGATAAACTCGGGATCGTCGAACTGATAACGTTTCAGCTGATTGAACACATCAATACCAACTACCATATTGGCGTGAATGACAGCTTTCGTCTTGTCATTTGATTGTCTCTGGGTAGGCAAGATTTCGATTCCATGTGCCCTTGCCGTAGCAACATCTATAACTACATAGTCCATATCTTAAATGTTTAAAGTTATTGTTTCTCCGGTTTTCTCTTTGTGTCTTGCGATCATCTGTTTAGCCAAGAATTTGATTTCTTCTATCGAACAATTCTTGTTTAAGATCATTGCTCGATAAAAAACGATAGATGATTTCCATATTTTATTAGCCTTATCTCCACAAAATAAAGTGATAATACTTTGGCCTGGATTTGATCCAATATTTGTCAATTTCTTATTTTGATAATTGTTATTGGTCTGAAACATAAAAATATTCTCCGTATTAAATACATCTGTTATTGGATTTGTATTTCCAAATACGACACATTCCTTTGAAGTAGGCTGAATACGCTCTATATTAAACGCTCCTAATAATCCATCCGTCCATCTTTCTGAATTTGATAAAAATATGAGGTTATTCGTTGTTTCTGTATTTAACCACTTCCTAATAGCCAACACAGTATAACCATCCTCTTTATTCAGAATTGGGAAATTCTCGCACAAACCAAAGTCATCTATGCCATCTGAAACAAGTGCTCCTTTATGCTCTGGAATTTGTTCAATTGTAACATTACAAGATTCTTGAATCTTGTTAAAGACAAATCCATACCATTTACCATTAGCCTCAAACTCAAATGAAGGAATTGTGTAAACTCCATCATTAGTTATATTTATTATAACATGAGTATAATTTCTATAATCTAAATTTTGACCATTTGTAAGTCCTGTAACTTTTATTTTAAAAGAAGGAACAGTATAAGGAGATGAACCTGCTTTAGAATTCATATAAAATTGAACCGTTTGACTTAAAACAGAGGTTACATTTATTGACTGTCTTTTTCTTCTTATGTTTGCTCTGTCTTCAGCAACAATCCAATTTGATGAAGCAAAATTATAAGCATACTTTCCATACCCGCTACCTTCCGCATAGCCAATATTATATAATTGAATATCATGCCCGTGCCCGGTAGAGTCCTTTAAAACATTGCGATCTTCATCTTCGTTAGTTTTATCATAGCACTCCCAGTCTGCAATAATGTGATTTTGTAAATCTTTTACGGCGTCTTGATATTCTGTATACATAGCTTCTTTTACACCTTCTATTTCTTCATCTGTCAGTTTCCTATTATACAATTCTATTGCATAAATAGCCGTAGAAGAATGTCCAAATGTAGAGCCTTTAGCACATATACAAAAAGTATCACCAACAATTGTAACATCTCTTACAAAAACATTAAATTTATCTTTGGAAGTGTTACTTGTAACTGGCATACCATTTTGAATATCACCATTTCCATTTTTCAAGCAATAAATTCGATTGTCATCAGAACCTGAATTGTATAGATATTTACCATTTGCCCAATTAACATCATCGAGCATTACTATAATTGTACCAACTTCGCCAAATGTTTTCTCACATAAACCAAAATCGTCCACGCCATCACTTACTAATGCTCCGGGGTAATCAGGGATTTGTTCGATAATGATGTTACACTCTCCTGTTTGCGCAGTAGATAAAATGTTAAAACCATGATTAATATAAGGTCTATTACCAATATAGGCATAGGATTTAGGTAAAACATTTATCCCTTCATGTAATTTAAAATCAAGCCTTTGTAAACCATCTTCTGATATGTATTGATATTCTAAAGTATTTTCAGGTAGGTTGCTTATTTTAACTTTATAAGATGGGCACTCTCTATTAGTTGGGCTCAAGCTACCATCACTGGTACTATTATATGTATATATACAACCTCTACTAGTAATCTTAATTTCTTTAATAATTAATTTACTGCTTGTTCTTTCAAGAATTTGTACGTCAGTTCCTGATGTGTTGTTGTAAGTTTTACCTGCATTTAAATCTGCTTTATATAAACCATACCCACTTCCAAGAGCATACAAAAAGTTATAGAGAATAATATCATTCCCTAAGCCTGAGTAATCTTTAAGCGTACTTCTTGTAGGTGAATCGTTACTATTAAGATACGGTTTATACTGGCCAATCAATCCTTCTGGCCGTGACGGAGAGGGAGGAATCACAGTAGTGTTTCTCCTTTTAACCACATTATTGTTAAGCCTTGACAGGCCTAACAACGTGGTATTTAGTGAAAAATAATTCAGTTTCATGATTCTGCCTCCCTGATTGTTCCCATCGTAACCTCTGTCTCACTCACAATCTTAATGTGCATGGGATATACCCCATGACCGAAAGAATGGTCTATAAACTGGCCTGTCCTTTCCAACCAGGGAGGCAAGGCACATGGGACAAATACCCCGGTGTCTGAACTCCGCTGCGAGATGTGGAAATAACCTCCTTTCTTTCTCTCCAAATGCAATGAGTAGTCGTTGCTTACCGTCTCTTCCGCTACCCAGACATTCCCCTCTTGCGTAAATTGTAATTCTCTAGTTTCCATAATCATAAATATTTTATCCAATTATATTTCTTCCTAAATTGAGCATAGTCAGCATATCTGTCATACTGGTATGCCTCTCTTTCAAAAGATATATTGTCGTATGACTTCTTCCCATATTTAGGGAGCTTTACTATCCATTCTACCAGATACCACAGGTAGAAGAAGATGTAAAGCATCTCCTTCATTTGCTCCGTATGAATGTGCTCATGATTTATTGTTTGCTCTTTTAAAGGTTTCTTCTCTTTCCGAGCAAATACAAAGCCGAACAGATTAATTGCTGCGAACGGCTTGAACGGGATTAATTTGTTGTAAATTACTTTCATACTAATTACTTCCTGCAAATATTGGTGTTATGGCTACTTTAAATGTATTCGTCGATTTCTCGTAAGATAATAAGCAAGAACCTCCTAAACTCCCCCACAATACATATCCCATTCCAAAAAATAGAACTCCAAGATTTCCACTTTCTTCTTCAGTTATAATATTAGGTAACAAAGGTGTTAATTGATTAATATCATTAGATGGATTTATTAAAATCCTATTTCCACATTTTATTAATGCTATCAATTTTTTTAAGCCATCCTCTCCTCCAACGGCTGTACTTATTTCTTCACTTGTAGAATTTGATGTAAGAGAATAAAAAGATGATTTTAAACGATAACCATCTTGATATATTTCAGTAACAGCCGAGCGCATAATATTTTTTGTTATACACGAATACGATGAACCCCATTTTGGGATAGTAAAAGAAATACCCCACAGAGATGCTACGAAATAAACATAAGATACAGGTATCAAAGAGCTAATAACGGCCGATGAACTTATCAGATTTATATAAATTTTTTTATTTGCTCGCATTGCGTCTTTTAAAGCGTTGATGCCATCTTCTCCTCCAAAAGCTTTAACTATGGTTTCTTCAGAATCTTCTATTGACAAATTATACACTTCTAATGGAAGGTAGTAATAACTATCATCACTCTGTAAAATAGAGATTGTCATTTCTACGGTAGAAAAATCTGACTGTATATTTGAAAACAAAATTGAAATTGTCTTTAATGAACCTCCAATAGTTATAAAAGTAAATTCTGTCAATAATTTGTTTTCTGCTTCTGTATATAACCCTCTAAATAAACAATCATTATTCCCTATAAAAAATTTCCCTCCTGAATCTCCATTTCCGTCAGAATCTGACATAGTGCTATAAGTTTCAAGAATAACAACTAGTTGAGCAAAATCCAGATCTTCTAGCTTAAAAGCTTTACTAAATAACTGCACTAGTTCTTCTTTCGATGTAGAAGAGTTTACTTGCTCAAAAGCTATTGGAAGATAAACACATGATTTAATAGAAACTAACTTTGAATAATTTTCCGAACTCAAAAGTCCCTCTACATTTTCGCTAGCATTAGAAATCTCTTGAAAAGTCCCTATCAGTGAACCATCCACAGATGGTTTAAATGAATAAAGTCGAGCGCTACGCAAAGCAGAAGCATTAGTAACATTTACATTCCCTGTTCCGCCGGAAGAACCAGCCTCAATTTGAATATTTCCTGATCCTACAATAGATTGATTATTAATTGTTTTAAAATTAGATGAAGTAAGAAAATTACTATCATTTGTAAGCTGACTTGTTTTTGAAGGTATTGTTGTATCTGCCGGTAAAGCTCCTACTTCTGACGCTGTATATGTTGGCTTTGACGCAGAATTTACCCAACTTGGCTTATTAAGAACCTTAGACCACTGGACAGAATCAGCCACTCCGCCGCCTTCACCACTGGCACCATCAAGACCTTTCGGAACCCCAAAGTTTATTTTATACTTCGGGTTTCCGTTTTCATCGACTCCGTCCTGAACGACTTCCGCTGTTGCTGAAAGTCCTGGATCTAAAGTTGTCGTCGTACCGGTTACAAAGACCGGCGTTTTGCCATTCTCAATTGCCTCAGGAGCTTTGTCTACCTTGTCCAAAAGCTCATTTATCTTTGCTGTTGTATAATTAATTACTCCCATAGCTTAAAATGTTATCGTTACTGTATATTCGTTATATGCAGAATCTAATTCAATCTCGATTTTATCTTTATCTGTATCCGGATCAATAAATTCCTGACTGCATCCGGACAGAATAAACAAGAATAGTATAATGACCAAGTACCGCATATCAAACCTCCTTTAATGAAATACTACGTATATTTATTGTGCATGCTTTAGACGATGTTATTAATAATCCATCAGATACAGTACTATCTCTCTTATCGGCTACGAAATCTAATGTTATTGTTTTATATGAAGTTGATAAAACTCCACCATTATATTCTCCATAAATTACCCCATCAGAAGAAACACTGTCTGTTATATCAAGGGATTCTCCAAATAAAGCAACTATATAAGTATCACTTACTGAAGATTTAGCCTGGAATGTAAGTCTGTATTTATGTCCTTGCTCTATCTTACTGCCTAAGTAACCTTTATTGAAAGAAATATAATCGCTTCCGGTTGCATCAGAAGATGGGAATTTAATTGTGGCCACACCACCTGTAACTGATGAAATAGAAGCATTTCCTCCAGCTTTCCAATAAGTCGAGCTTGTCAAAGCTGTTCCGGTAAATATTTCATCTCCTGTAACCGAATAAGCCTCAAAGTAAGCTGTAAGAGATTTATTCGCATCCATTGTTACGTAATGGGATTGAGCACCGCCATCGCTCCACCTTACAAATCTGTAACCTGTATTAGGTGTAGCATTTACTGTTACACGGGTTCCGGTCTCATAAGTTCCGGCTCCTGATGTTGTTCCTGCATAAGACGGACTTGCTGATAAAGACAATGTGTATTTTGTGACTTGTATTTTTGTAAAGTAAGCTACAAGACTTTGACCTGATGTTGACCATGTGACTGTATGTTTCTGTGATCCTCCGTCTGACCATCTATCAAATTCATAACCATCTGCGGGGATTGCTTCTACTGTCTCGGATTCGCCTTGCATAACCATGTGTAATGGACTTGGAGATGGAATTGTTGTTCCACCATTAGACGGTGAAACACTTATTCCTACCGTAATCATTGTATATTCATTGCTTGCTACATAAAGTGTTCCATCAGACTTTTTCTTTATTGTACCATATCCAATTTCAGAGGCATCTAAAGTAAGAAAACTTGTGCTTCCGCCGCCTGTCGCCAACATTATTTTTTCTGCTGTAACCAAGACTGAGCGATTTCCTTTATACATTGATAATTCCGGCATACCGGTATTTTCATTTACGGATAACTTGGCTACATCAGAACCTTTATACATTATTCTCACGTATCCATCAGAAATAACAAGCTCGGTGTTTCTTCCAAGTGAGTGAAGAATACCGTTCATATCAACTGAACCGTCTGTCTTAACTATAAAGTTGTTGTTTATATTAAGAGTATTGGCCTTTATCGCGTTAGCGATTAATTGAGATGTAACAATTAAGCTGGCTTCAATTAACTCAGTATTTATGTGACCTCCTTTAATGATAGTTTGAGCACGTTGAGCATAATATTGTAACTCTTCATAATCGGAGTAACCCATGTTCTTGGCTATCTCGTTCTTGGCAGCCAATGAAACCCCTCCTATCTGAGCATCCAGATCCTTTTTTGCTTCAGTTATAGCTTCTTCTTTTATCTTTTCCTGAATAGCTTTGTTTGCATTCTCAATAGCGGTAGCTAAACTGGCATAAGCCGAATTAAAAGAAGAATATTTCGAATCAACGTTGTTCTTTTCTGTTGTCGTTGTCTTGCCATCTGCGATCGCCGAATTAATTGCGCTTATCAGATTCGATGTAGCCGTGTTGAACAAAGATTTGGCACTATAAAGATTCTGTTTTGCTGTTCCGGTCAAGAAAGGATTATTGTACAAAACAGAGTAAGTAGAATCAACATCTTTTTTCGTCTGATTAACGATATTAATATACTTCTCTATCGCTTTTGCTTCCGATTTAGAAATAATTCCATCTGCAAATGCTCCATCAACGTAATCATTAAGATTGGTGACTGCCTCTTTAGCCTCGTTAGCGTCTTCCATAGCCTGCGAAGCATTGTTGTTTGCTTTATCGGCAGCCATTTGAGCATTATCAGAATAACCCTTTAACTTATCCTGAATAGACTTGTTGGCTGCTTCTACGGCAGCATAAAACTTATTATAATTTGTTGTGAAAGAAGCATATTTTGCATCGACATCAGACTTTTCGCCCGGGGACGCCTTTCCATCAGCAATTGCCGTATTAATAGAATTAATAAGGGCATCGATTGATGAAAACAGAGTAACCTTCGAATTAGAAAGAGAAGTCTTTGCAGAACCTTCCAAATACGGATTATTGTACAGTCCATTATAAGTAGCTAAAGCTTGCTGCTTCTCATTATTTACGATGTTAATATATTTCTCGATAGAAGCGGCTTCAGATTCGGAGATGATACCATCAGAAAAAGCCCCGTCAACATAGCCCTTCAAATCACCAACGCTTTCCTGAACATATCGGATCTCCCCTTTTGCCGCTTCTGCTGCATCCTTAGCCTCTTGTATCTCTTGTTCAATAAGGCCCATATCCGGAGCATCATCCAAGTTTTCAAATCCAGTTGATCCCGGTTTGATAACGACCTGACCGGTAAACATATTTTTGTCCACGTTAGGTGATATAACCGTTACCTCCTTATTCAACATCGAATAAGAATTGATACCACTATACAACTTGATACAAGGTGCATCTTCATCATAAGAAGACAGGAAAACAACATGCTGGCGATTAACATCTGTCTTATTTCCGATTGTAACGATTGTATCGCCTGCCTTTGGAACCATACTTATCGGATCGCAATCATCTATTGACAAGTCGATATAATCTTCTCCAACATAAATAACCCGTCTCCAGTAATACTGGTTACTTACTTGCTGAGATACGTTTTCCTTTACGTTGAACTCTCGGCATTGAGCCAAGTCATCGACGGCAAACTCGTTTACAATTTCTTTTCCGTCTTCTTCTTGCTTGAAGTAACAACGATAGGCCTTTTCGCCGCCTTCCTTTCTTGCAAACAAAGGATCGTTTAAAGAATCCACTAAAGGATTGCCGGCCGAATCGTATAATTCTTCATGCTCGGCCGATACTTCCTCTACCCTGATACATTCCATTCCTGCCGGGGAAAGGACGATCCGGCCACCAACGTGTGACAGGTGCTTTATCTCCAGCGTCTCAAAATAGGCTTTAAGACGGACATAGATTTCATCCAATTCCAGATAGGACCGGCCTGTCTTCGGGTTCCTCTTTAGAACGTATCCCGTACCAAACGGACCGGCAGCAAAGTCTTGCGATTCCAAATTATCGCATATCGCACCACCTAATAGACTCAGTAGATATCTTGTCGAGTCTGCCTTATCCTTCCTAAGGAATGTAGCAAGCGATCGTAATGCAGAAAATACATTGTCGTCACTCGCCGGTGTAGAATCATTTGTACGAATGATATAAATCGAACCGCCGCCTCCTGAACCTCCAGTTCCAATATAACTTTGCCCACTGTAGGTTATGTTATCAAGTTTTGATTCAATTTCACCGAGACGGGAATATGCAGTACTCTCTCCGATCGTATAAACAGGTGAATCGTAGGGAATATCCAAGTTGAACTCAAAACCAAGGACACGGGATATACGGCCATTTTCAAAATAAGCCGGGTTAAAAACATTCACACGCTGGCCTATTCCATAAGTCCTATTGATAAGATCACCATATACCCATTCTGAATCCAATGTTGTTGGATAGGTACCATCATCAATCTTTGATCTGTTCGAATAAGCTATCGCTCGTTCCTTCAACTCCTGCTCCGCCTCCGGAATCATAGTGTCAGACACAAAACTAGTGTCAAATCCGGACAGGACATACGTATCTCCGTCTTTAGGATGGAGAATATCGTCCGGAAGAAAACGACCGTAATTCTCGTTTCGGACGATCTCCCATAATTGCTCTTCTGGTTCTTTGTTTTCAGGGTTAAAAGTAACGCCAAACTCCATACCATTCATGGAACCACTCTGAAATATAATTTTCAGTTCCTGACCTGGCAGTATATACTGACTACTGAAATCAAGATCAGTGTCCTTATACTGGTACACAGTATAAGTCTCTTTTACGGTTGATCCATCTTCCTGCTCGACCTCTTCCGTTCGTTCCACCGGTTGCACATCGGATAGCGTCCCTACTTTATGCGGGAATACATCATCGAATGTGATGATGGCCTCAACCGCCTCCTCTTCCGACATATTTTCATACGCGTCTATATATGGCGTACCTTCCGGAAGCATGAGACGCTTCTGCACCACTCCGTTCACCACGATCTGCTCATCAAGTGGACGATAATTCTCCGGTATGTTTTTTGTCGAACCAAAAGCATAGATTCGGGTAGCAAATGTTCCGCTGCTATCAGTTCTTGACATATTAAGGATCTGAACACCGATATGCAATTCCACAGCATCTCCAAACTCACATCTTCCGAAATGTATCACGTTGTCAGTAACCCACCATTCACACCCCCATGTCTCGGCCATCATCGTTAGGGCGTCTATCATATTTGTGTTACTATATGAAACCAGACGAGACGTATTGGATACTGTTGAGTCGATGGAGTACGTGAAATCATTACCACGATACTTATACCCGAATGATTTCAAGTTCCGCAGGAATACGTTCAGATGTACATCCAACGTAGCTGTAAGGTTCCATGATGCCTCCCTACCGCCATGTTCCGGAGTATATTTGAACTTTTTATTTTTCCACTTCCAATAGTAAGCATCTAAGTGAAGTTCATAATCATATCCACCAGTTGATGTGTTAAATGTAGGCTTATATAAATCGACCAGCTCATATATCTTGGATAACTTACCACCTAAAGAATCATCCAATATTCCAGCAAAATCTATATTATCTCCAAGCTTGAAATAAATAGGATCTTGTACACTGAACGGAAGGATTACATAATCCTCTTTCATCAGCGTAAACTTGCCTTTTGCTCCTGAATTGATCTCTATTGAACAGCGTATCTTTCCGGATATGTCTTTGATGTCAATCATATCCCAAAGTTCAACAATAGAAAATGGAAGCCCTAAAAATCAGAACTTCCATTTGAAACAATCAAGAAAATGTTTGTTTATTCACTATCTTTCGGATTTGGCTCCTCAAATTTAGCTGAAAGTTTACTGCTTCTTCGAGACCGGCTCAAAGCGAAACTTGTTGACTTTTTATAAACCAAAGTAAACGTCATATCAATCTTGGGGACTCTGACCGTCACCTTTCCTGCTTGTAATACCTCAACAAATTTCTTGTAATTGCTCAGGTATTCTGATTCACTGTCTCCGTGAATATTAAATGTCAATGTCACCTCCCGGCTGTCTACTTTAGGATTATTATAAATTATCCTCTTACCATGTTCAAGGCGGCTCTCATTCTCAATAAAATCCTTATTACCGGCAGGAAGAAGAAGGTTTCCGATGAAGCCATCTCCCATAGCAACCTTCCATTGTCCCCATGCGTCCTGACTGTTTATATATAAATCCCCTATCATAATTTTGCTGTATTTTGTTTTACTACCGCGATGTCCGCCTTTATGTCTTTCAAATATTTTGCTGATTCTCCGGTATTTTCCCGAATCTCTTGTAGTTCCATATACGAATTAGCCAGAATTGTCCTAGTCTCATCAGCTATGTCATGCATACTTTGTGTCTGCGTTGTCAATGCTGTGATAGAGCCTCTAAGTTCTGTAATGGCAATCGTCTGTTGTTGATTCTGGATCTTTATTTCTTCTCCTGTCATTTGCAAGGCTGTGAAACGTCCGCTAAGTTCACCGGCGTCTTCATGCGTCATTTCTGTCCCAAATCCACGGCTTGAAGCAGTTTGTTCAGAAGAAGAGGATGAAGAATCCCACCCAAAATCCTTCATAATCTGTTCACGTTGCTCCAGCATGTCATTCACAATATCCTGATATTCATTTCTAAGATTCTGTGCTTCATCTGCAGTCAACTGATTACCACTTTCCCCATACTTTGCCCATGAATCATACAACTTCTTAATCCGATCCTTATACTGATTAGCGACCAAGGACGAAAAGATTGCTTTCTGTAAATATCCCTCGAAGTTTTCGGCAAAATCCTCGTTCTTTGCATCCAGGTCGGAAAGCATATCAACAAAACTGTCCTCAAAAGAGTCAAGACTAATACCGGTAAATACTTCCTTCTCTTTCTCTGCAATTTCTTCCAGTTGCTCTCCGTATTTCTCAATGTTCTGGATATACTCAATAAAGTCTGAATTAACCGTCGTAAGTACAGACACGAATTTTTCATCTTGCAGCACTTTACCGATAACATCCGCATCAAGAGACAACACATCATTGATTCCACTTACCCGCTGTCCTACCAAGTCCGATAAATTGGCCCAGTCATTTTGGGTCATGCGGTCGTTGATCCTATAACCTAATGAATGCGAACCTATGCTTGCTCCACTACCCGCCAGCATGTTTGCCAATTGGCGTTGACGCTGTATCTGCGTTTCAACCAACTTAGCCGCTTCATCGGCCGCTTTCTGTGCTTCTACGCCATAGTCAATGTCGATATACTCCATTTTCTTGGAAATAAGGGTATCCCACACAGAAATCAGATTATCGTACCGACTCTTCATCTCCTCATATCCAGAATAATCTGCACCACCCAAACCAAACAACCCGCCGATCGTCTTACCTATGCCAGTCAGGATACTAATGGTTCCAGTAATGGCAGAAAAAGGCTTCGTCAAGTCTATACTCGCCAAGCCATTCATCACCTGTCCAACTCCTTCAAAGGTATTCGAAACGGCCTCGGGAATTTCTACTCCTAATGATTGAAGCATATCAACCACTTCATTCCCTGCATTTACTATTTCCACCCCATGAGAACCCAAGGAGTTGGTAGCCTTTGTCAAATTGGCCAATACCACTTGACGTTCAGACAAAGCTTTGTTCAAATTTTTCTCTGCTTGCGTTTGCTCGAGTGTTTTCTTAACTAACTTTCCAGTAGCCTTGTCATATTCATCGACAGTGACAGTACCACCGGCTATCACCGTATTTAAATCTTCTTGAGCCTTATTAACCGCCTCCTGAGCTGACTTATATTCCGCTAATCCGGATTTAAGTTCATGAAAAGGATCACGGTCTGCTATCTTAAAATCCAAATTCTTGAAAGCATCCTGCAGTTCCTTCAAGTCTTCAGGACGTAAATCCTTTGCTGCCTCGTTGATATAATCTCCCAGTTTATCACGCAAGGCACGAAGAGAAGCCGTGGTCTGTGCATCCAAGTCACCAAATACATCAGCAAAATTGATGGATTTCTTAAACTCCTCAAAATCTAATGTTTTCAGGGCCTCTTCCGATTGTTTCTGCAATGAAAGCTTCTCTCCTTCTGTTTCTGCCTGAGAAATCTTCAATGCATACATATCCGCTATCGCCAGTCGCTTTTGCTGGTAATCTCCATATTCGGAAAGATACTGATCCATAGCTTCACGATGCATGGTGATGTTCTTCTCGATCTCTTCCGGGGAAATGAGTTGTACTTCTTCATCGGGAACGGTAATGAAAAGGGACTCTTTTGTTTTATCGGATTTATTCTTTGTAGACTTCGCTCCTAATAAATCATAATACTTGTCTTCGGCCGACTTTAACGCATTTCTTGCGTCGATGACTTGCTTACTGGTAGCATTCTGATCTTTTATAATTTCCTCATATCCTTTCTTCGCCTTAGCCCAATCATCTTTAGCCACGGCTAGGTCTTGCTGATAGGTAGTTTGTTTTTCGTTTTTCTCATTAGACTGCAGAATTTTCTTACTGAAATTTTCCAGTGCTTTCTTCTGCTGAGCCAAATAAGCTTCTTCTTCTCTGATTGCTTTATCATTATTCACTGTCAATGGGATTCCTGTGGACGGAGATACACCCAGCATCTTTCCATTTTCTGCACGTAACTTCTCTAACCTCCGAGTTGATTCTTCAATATTTCTTAAATAAGAATCATACGTATTGGTATCTCTTTCTTTATTGAGAATTTTATTTGCCTCTGCCAAATCAAGAACTGCCAATTCCTCTAATTTATAGGCACTAGTGATTGCAGGGGATAATTTCTGCAGTTGCTCATAAGCTGTAATTTTAGCAAGATCTGTTTCCGTCTCATCTTTTATCGTCTGAATCAATGATTCAATTTTACTTCTTCGTTCGGATTCAAGTCTGCTGAATTTCTCTTCTTCATCGTTCAACCTCTTTTGGGCCGCGGTTGCCTCATCCGTCCTTTTTGTAAACATATATACGGCTGCAGCCAAACCTGCCAGTACAGATAATAACGTGACATATACATTCGCTTTTGCCGCAATATTGAAGGCCTGTTGCGCTGCTGTTGCTAAAGTCATTTCCTTTCGGAACATAGCCATCAGCCGGATACTTTCAACAAAGCCGGATGCTTTCTGTGCAACGGCAACAGCAATTACTGCAGCTTTATAAGTTCCATAAGCTGCTACTAAACTTCCAATGATAGAAATCACATCTTCCAAGTTCTCAACGAGATCTTCCGCCGTTCCAATACCCAACTCAAAGACTTCTTTATATTTGTTTCCAAAGTCATTCATCTTCTGGAATAAAGTGTCTTCAATATTTGATAATCGTTGTGGCCAAGTACCAGCCGAGTTCTCCATAAGGTTAGCGAACTTTCCACCCTCAGAAGTCATATTTTTAAAAGCCTGTTCAACCTCCGCAAATCCGACTTTTCCTTCTTTTACAAACTCTCCAACTTGATCTTTTGCCACCCCTAAAACTTTGGCCAGCTCTTCGTAAATAGGAATACCACGTCCGGCAAACTGACGAATATCTACAGTCATTGCACGGCCTTGTGTCCTTAATGTTCCATAGAGATAGATAAGCTGTCCGATAGGTATCTGTAATCCTGAAGCTACGTCTCCCAGCATCGAAAGTTCATTAACCACTTCTTCCGCCGTAGAACCATAAGCTAACAACTGTTTCGCGCCTGTTGCTACATCATCCAAATTAAATGGAGTTTTTGCAGCGAACTGGACGACATCACTGATCAGTTTATTTGCCTTATCTTTATCTTGAAGGATAGTAGAAAGAGCCACCTGTAGCTGTTGCATCTTTCCGGTAGCGTCAATAACATCAGAACTAAACTGCTTAATTGCTACAAATCCACCTATCTCTGCCGCCGTCCTTTTAAGTGATCCGATAAGATTATCCACTATTTCCGTTGACTTATCTGAACTTTGTGCAAAGTCCTTATATTCCCTATTCAGTTTTCGAAGTTCAAGACGATTTTTAGCCTGTTGCTCTTGTAACTCACCAAGAGAATATCTCTGTTCGTTCAAAGCCGCTTTAGCTCGATTCAATTCATTTACAGTCTCCCCATATTTAGGAGAATACTTATTCATTTTGGAATACTGCTCCGACAAGCGTCTGACATCTTCCTGTGTCTCCCGGATAATCTTCTTCTGCTTGATTATTTCCTCCGAAAGTTCCTCTGAGACTTTTGTCGTCGAAGAAATCTTCTTTTTCAAGTCATTCTCCATTACTGCCCCGGCCTTAGCCGCCTCTGTTACCAATCCCATCATCTGTTGACGGGTGGACGCCAGCTGAGCATCCATGGAAGCCACGGCTCCAGGCGATTTGCGTTTATCCATTTTCAGCAGTTGAGCCTCCAGCTTCTCACATTCCTGTCTCAGACGGATAACCTCCTCATAATCTGAACTGACTTTAAAGTATAATGTTGCCATTTCTATTCATCAAATTTCCTATTCTTGAACATCTCCGCATCGGAAACCTCTCTCATAACCTCACCCGATGCCACATGAAGTTTGTCTTTTTGCATTATTACCAGATTGCGATATGGAATCTTATCAACTACCTCATCATAGGTTAAATGAAGATTTTCCATGAATGACGCGATCTGACCCAACAGGCAATCGTTACCTATAGCTTCTGTTTTGCTGTCAGATTTGCTACATTCTTTGCTAAACCCGACAGCTTCAAAAAAGGCTTTACAGAAATAAGCGAATAAGCCACATCCAATGCATCAACAACTTCTTCAAACGTACCAAGGGACAACTCTTCAAACAACCCATCATCTCCTTGTATCATCCAGGATAACGCATGAGCCGCTGCCTCTACATCTCCTAAAGATAAAAGTAGTTCCTTGACTGATTTACCATCCTTGACACACGACAGATAATACCCTGCCCCAGCCAATCTTTTAATCGTTGGTGGGGTAACAATATAAGTCTTTCCATTTACCATTACCATTTCAAAGTCCATTCCTAAAATGGCGCTGGTTACTATTCTCGCTGCATCCATATTCTGATACTAAAAAGGCGGTGAGCAACCACCCACCGCCAACCTAAACAATCTTATTACCTAATCAATCTGTTTTAACCTCCAGCAGCTTCTACTTTCGAACCGTCAAACAGATAATCGGATTTCACACCCTCATTCGGATTATCCATCGCTACCGCTGCAACTCCCAGACCGATATTCTTCTCCTGCTGATCGCCCTTACCGATAACAGCCGCATTTGAGAACACGATATAGTTACCAGTCTTGGTCTGACAAACTACACCCATATTCATGATAGTAGGTTGATCTGGAGCACCCCAACCCTCATCTGTCCCTACTTTTGTACCACCACGAAGAGCGACAAGATCCTCCAACTCATACTCTCCCATAGTGAAATCGATCGTCTTAGCTCCTTTCGCCGTCACGTCTCGATAGTAAATACCACCTGTCAACTCATTGATATAGTCGGTGTACGTAGGATTATCTTCGGTATAACCCCATGTATCCTGATGGGAGTTCTTCACCTCGGTCGCTGATTCCAGCCACGTCTTCAATGTGGCCGCTGTTACGGCAGCTGTAAACACTTCTCCGTACCAGATTTTCTTGATTCCAATAAAAGGTTTTAATGGCATATCACTTTACATTTAAAACTTCAAACAATAACCTAACATTCACATAATGACACTTTAAATCTGTGTCCTCTTCTGTTCCGATTGAATCAATCGAATAAAAATAACTTACCCCGTCATAGCATCCCGTCACACCGTCAAACAATTCTTGCGCCTCTTTCTCCAGCTCGTTCAGTCGGATGGTGTTGGCTTCGCCTTTTTTCAAATCAGGAACGCAAAGGTTCACCTCTACAAAAGACTTCTTCCAGAACGTTCCCGGCTGCTGTTTCTTAGCGTGAATGACAATCCTTTCAGACTTCAGTTCACCCATTAGTTTCTTACCATGGGGAACGATGTCAATACCGAAAGTCTGGCAATCACGGTAGAGTATGTTCGCTATGTCGGTAGTTACTATCATTTGATTTCCTCCTTCAATCGTCTCTCAGCTAATAAGGCGGCACCAGTTGAAACTTCATAACCTCGAGATTCAACATACGAAGCATATTCCGCATCGTTTCTTATCACTAATCCGTCATCCTCAACTGAATACTTATTTGACTTGCGGAGTGTTCCGGTCCGGTTCTGGTAACTGCCATGCTCTATCGCATAATTGACAGCTTCCTTCCCAACCTTCTCTTCAACAGCTTTTACTTCTGAATAGCCTTGCTGGAAGAATCTATCCACGTCCGAAAAATCAAACTTTACATCCATATCTCTGAGTAACCAAAACAATTCGTATTCTTGACCATGTAAACCTCGCCAATTCCCCTGACATTCTCTCCATCCATACATCGGACTTCATCACCAGCTTTAAGAGAGATTTTCTTCTCACAGACTACGTGATAATTTGGCCGGTACACCTCGCCGTTCTCCGAAGTAAATTCTTTGGTAGAGTTATCATCACAACGACATCTACATACATCCTTCCAGCTTTCTCCACCAGTACCAGGAATAGGCCGGCCAAACTCGTCTTCTTCCATTGGAGTGATGACTTTAACCTGTAATATGTGAGGTGCGAATATCATAGGAATCTGACTTTAGGTTTATCTGACAGCGTGTCTTCAAGACCATACTTCTTGCACAAGAAAGAGTAATATTCCTTCAAGCCCTGAGTATCCCAGGACATTGAGAAACCATTTTCACTGATGGAAGTAGCACGGAGTAATAGAGAGGGGATGAACTTCGCCATAGCCACCGACACTAAGCCGATGTTAGACTGGTCCATCTCATCCTCTCCGCTTATCCCTGAAGACAGACTTATCTCCAAAAGATCAGCCTCCGACAAGTTAATGCCGAAAGTCTGAAACTTCTGTGATATGTAGTCATTTACTGTCATGCGTTCATTGTTGTCAAATCGAAGTTTACGATCAAGTTCGGATTTGTTATCTGTGGAATCCACTCTGCAGTGTATTCCAAATAGCGTCCGTTCTTATCCTTATACCCGGAGATAAGCATATCACCATCAGCCTGAGTGTAATTACGTCCAGGTACACCATCTACAGCTTCATAAGGAGTGTGGAAACGCATATAACCGATCTTATCCTGAGGAAGCAGAGTGATACGGTCATCGGCATAAATCTGTACGTTCTTGCCTGACTGATCCAGAACATAGTCTTCCTTAATTTCGATGGCCGGAAGCCCGATACCTGTAAACACAGTAGAAGCCAGTTGAGAGGTAATCAATCCGGTCGACATGTACATTTCATTACCTGAAAGCTGCATCTTAAACTTGTCGCCAAACTCGCTTGAGCCGATGATATTTTTCACGAATGTTCCTCGTGACATGATCATCTTCGGGAAGTTACCATAAGTGGACTTCAACTCATTGATGGTCTGCTGCAAGTAGGTAATAAAGTTTGCTTTCGATTCAGTTCCCGGTTTGATGAATTTGAGAGGTAACTCGATATTCAATAAATCAACACCTCCTGCATTATTATCCTTATTCTTAACTGTCGCCACTCCGGTCATAAGCAATGAACCAAAAACGATGTCCATACGTTTATGTGGTGCCAAAATAACCTGACGATAATCATCATAGATAAAGTTCACAATATCCTGCATGGCCGCTACTTGGTCGGCTGGTTTTGCGGCATTGAACTTATCAATTAGGTCCTGCAATTCAGACAGACGGTCAATGGAAATTTGATAAGCATCACCCAAATAAGCAATCTCACCATATCCAGAACCGATATTTCTACGTTCACGGATCGGTTTCTCTCCATAACGGGAATTGATAGAGCCGGCCATCACGCCTGTGACCTGACCGATATAGTCCTTGAACACACGGGTAGTCGTTCTACGGAAATCCAGGTACTGCTGCCAGTAGATCGTATCCTTACGAGTTTGCAGGACACGCTGGATAACGGCATTAACGATATTGGGATCGTTAAACAGAGTATAAATTGTTAACATCATATCTTAATCCTCCTTTCTTACTCGTTAAACTGGAAATGTGGCAAATTCTCCTTGTCTTTTGCATGGAAAGGCATAGCCAGTTTGGTCGGTTCAATCTCAAAAGCACGCATTAACAAAGCCACCAATACAATACCATCCTCTATTTGTGCTCTCTCAAACAAAGCTGAATTGGCTATCACTTTAGGAGTGGTACCATTTACGGCTGTTGCTTCAAAGAGAACTGTCCCAGCGTTGAGCGTAGCACCAAAGTCGGCGGCTAAGGTCAGTTTGTCAAAAGCCTTATCGGACTTGTCTATGGCGTTGATGGTTGCCCCGTGTGAACCATCACCAAGGTGCATACCCACATAGGCCAATGAGTTCTTTTTAATCTTCAACGTAGTATTGGAACCGGTAGTGAACTTTTCATAAACTTCTACACGAATAGCGGCCTGAGCGGTTTTCTTCACCAGGTCAGCGGCAATCGGTGTAAATGACGGAAGATACGATCCAACAGTAAGGTTGGTCGTGTCCAGTTTATAAGGTCCTCGGCGTCTTACTCCAGTAGAAACGTCATAGCGTTCCTCGATAGACGGTTCGGGTTCAATGTTATACTTAAATCCTGCTGCCATAAATTACTTGTTTTGTTGTTCGACAATTTGTTTGGTGTCCGCCTCAATCATTTTGGCGAACTCGATCGCTTCCTTCTCCTGCTTATGTTCGGCGGTTTCAGGAGCTTTGGAGAACTGGAAACCGCTGTTAGACATATCCTGCTTCATGTCCTTGAAATAAGTATCCAAGTCCGTGTTCTCAGGAATGGTGCGGTCTTTCAACATAAATTCGGGAATACCGTACTTCTTCACCACTGCCGAAATCTGGGAATTGCGCTGCGCCTGCGCTTTCTCTGCTTCGTATGCAGTCAGCTTTTCGGAAAGACTCTTGTTGGAATCAATCAAAGCCTGTGCCCATGCAGGAACTTCGTCTTTTTTATCATCCTTCTTTTCGTCTTTCTTTTCTTCTGGATTCTCGATTGGTTTTCCGTCTTTTAGGTTATGCTTCTTCTCATAGTTTGCAACCGCTGTGATTCGAGCATCCCCGGCACGGAAATCGCCGTATGAAGTCAACACGTCCTGAAATGAGATACCCTCAACGATGGAGTTTACCTTAGTTTCGTCCGTTACACCCTCTGCCTTTTTAGTGGCAATTCGGGTAAGTGTGGCAGTGTCCACCCCAGCGAATTTCTGTTGCAGTCCTGCCAAGATTTGTTCAAAGATTGTCATACCGTATGAGTTTGATTAATAATTTTCTACGGTAAATTTATGGAGAGATATAAGCAGGAGGAAATTTTAAGGTCAACGATACGAAACAATTAAGAGAATGTTTGTTTTTAGGCAAAAAGAAAGCGTGACTACCGGAGTAATCACGCTTTGCAATTAAAAAATCAAAGTTCTATATGTATATAACAAAATATTGCCACTGTCCATTGTCATAAATAACTTGTATTCTCGCTTCACCACTAGTAATATTACCCTGAAAATCAGTACTAAACACAACACCTCCACCTCTGTATGTATAGCCACTATTATTAAATCCTGAATGCAATGAACCTCCATTATTAAAGTATATTTTTTCTACTGTGTCATTTCTTATATATACATTAAGCTTATAAGTTGCCTCGTGTTCTGTACTACTTTTATATTGTACAGTAACCTCATAAACACCATCTTCTAAGATTATTTCAGGAATATTCCTCTGGGAAATAGGCAAAAATGGAGTATACGACGCAAATGGAGGCTGATAAGACTGAGCCTTTAATGTTACAAAAGGCATCAATGCAAACAATAAAATTGTAAATAAGATTCTCTTCATAATGGTATAAATTAAAATTTAAATACAAAAATAATACTCTACTAATAAAAAAACAATAAAATAAACATATTTTCGTACCACATACAGGCAAACATAACTTTATAGGTAGAAACGTCAAAATCTTTGACATTCTGTACAAATTAATCATTGACTATCCTTTTGGAAGAAGCTTGCTAAATACATGGTGTCCCCTGACAATCACGCAATATAAGTTGATGGTTACATATTTCTGTAACACCAGGCACAAATATGAAATTCATCCTCATGCAAATAATTGTCTACCACTACGATTTTTATCTCTCTATCGTTTCAAGTAAAAGATGCTCTTATCGTTGTCGACAAAACTATTATTGTTTGATAAAATCATTTGTAGTATCATCATCTATCTTTTACCCAGTTCACTTCTCCCCCTTCACCATATTTGGCGCAGAAAGAGTAAGTTTTGTAATTAGGTACTGCAGCACCAAATATAAGCTGTCGTTGAGCTGAAATTATCCAATACAAAGTATAACCTTTTGTACGAAGGAATTCATCCAGTACTGTTCTGCGAATATGTAATCCTTTTGGGATACCTGCGCGATAATGTACGGTAGAGGCGTAAAAAGATACTAACAAGTCGTCCTTTCCGTAGGTAAAACAAGCATGTTTCTTGAAATGAAGTTCCATAGTGTTCATCAATTCGGGACAAGGCAGTAAATTCTCTTCCTTATATTCACCGCCAAGTCCCATAGCCTCTTCTTGAAGTTGGGTATAGTTAGTCAGCATCACATGGCAGGGGCACATACCGTCACCGGCTGATACGTGAGTCCAATCTTCATGTTCTGTACAGATATATGACAACATCCAAGGATATTCAAGCAGACGGATATCTGTACTTTGTTCGGATATCGGCATCACTCTTCCGCTGAAGTTTTGACATGCTATCCACTTCTCAAACTTCAGCGCATCTTCATTACGGACAAAGAATGTTTCATATGACAAGTAGGCATCCTTAAACTCTCCATCTGTGGGAAATTCGGAGAAAATATTGAATAACAATACCCACTTCTTATCATCACCCACAAAAAAGTGTTGGCAATCAGTAATCGTAACCGCTTGACTAATCCAATCGGTATCTGTCATTTGCTTGTCAATCACAAAAGGTGATTGCTTATCCAAAACTTCGTCAATCTCAACATCATCAATCATCCCCGTGGTCATGGTAACATCAAAATTATTCCGTAAGGAACTAGAACTGTACCATGGATAAGGAGGATTTAATATCCGCTTTTTGCCATTTTCTCCACAGTTCCACCTATCAGCTACTGCAAAATTATCCATCAATTGTGACTCTACCGCAAATAGAGCTTTCCACTGATATTTCTTACCTATTCGCTCACGTATATTCTCATACCCCCCAAGAGAATATACCTCATTATCTAGTTCGCCCAATTTATCATTCCAGCCCAAGGAGTTTATTTTTTGAGCCACCATAGATTGCAACTGAACAAGGGGCAGCATAGACGGACTTCCGCTTTGGTTATGCGGCATTAGGGTATAAATCCGACTCTCGTAGTTCGAGTTAAAGCCCAATATATAACGATGGAAATTAGAAAAACCGCACAATGAGGACCAAAGTTTTTTGGAACCTTCAGTACGGCCGAAGTATTCGTCACTGATTTCTATCTTTTCATGGACAATCTTTTCTTGAGGTCTGTAAGGCGGCAATGACTTAGAAAAAAGATCTATGCCATCTTTTAGTGTTTTAGTAAACAACAGTATCTTCAACAACCATTCACGCACTCTGACATCCTCAACCGGCTGTTTGCTTTTGAAATGATAATCATAAACAAGAGATGATACATTATTGCAAAGGACAAAATCATTCAAGAGTAATAAAGCACCATATATTGCATTATAGAGACCCTCCAAAACATAAGTATCTTTAGCAGAATGGAAATCGAGTATCAACACATCAAACAAATCACTATGATTACAAAGTATGCGACATAATTTTCGTTTAGCGTAAGCCCTTATCACTGGATGTGATGATGCACAACTCCAGGCCAACAGATAAGCTTCAGTCTTATATTCTTGTTCGTTAACATCTTCTGTATAAAGCACAGATTCTTCGTAATACTGATTTACAATATGTGTCCATTTAAAATCTAAATCAGCTTGGCTCAGTGCATTCAAAGACTGATGCAGTGTTTTCAGGAATCCACAAAGAGAATGTAAAGCCACACTGAAAATGAAACGATAGCCTAACGTATTCTCTGCTTCTTGCCAAAACTCATCTAACACTTTCTGTTCAACGGGGCGTAAGTGCCACTCTAAGCCTTCGATAAAACACTGTTGCAAAAGAGTATTATTCCTTATCATCTTTTCTTCTACAATTTCTTCCTTTTCGAATTTTTCAGGCCAAAGGATAGTGAGATAAGTAAGGAATTGATAGAATCCCTCTTCACAAATCGTTTTTCGCTCATAAGACTTGATAAATTCCTTGAGTTGGGCAATTTTTGCTTGCTTATCAGATTTAGTGCTCAGAAATGCAATAGCTCGTATCACATCTTCCATCTGCTCATACTCAAACTTCACAACAGCCTTTTCATTTATGCTATTCGTCTGATCATTCCAATCTGCTAGCAGCAGACCTTGTGTTATCAAATTATACAAAAGCGACTTGCTCCATGTGCGGAACCTACAAAGTTGATCAGAAACAGCTCTTGCTTTAGAACGTGTAATAGGATAAAATTTGTATGTAAATACCGACAGGTGAGCTAATCGACAGAGGTAATGCCAAGTGACATTTCGTTCCGGGTCCTCATCTACGGCTTCTGCTATTGCCATTTCACGCATATAAATGTATTGGCGATATAATACCCACAATGATCCTAACCATCTTCTATCGTAATATGGCATCGAAGCATAAGTCTCACAGAAGATATTCAAGAAAAGCCCATTCTTGAATCCTGAAAGATTTCTATCATAGTTGATATGATAAGCTTCAAAATATTTATTCACAACTTCTTGACTTTTTTCCAGTCCGGAAAGATGATGCATTCTATAACCCCATATACCCACTCCATATTTTTCCTGAAATGGTCTTCTCACTGTTACCACCAATGATAAATTGGGATATTTATCAAATTCCTCTTTCAATACCCTCAAACTATCGTACCAGTAGGAATCATCAAGCCCTTCATTAAGCGCATCAATGATAAACACATAACGTCTAGCGCCGATATTAGTAGCGTCCTTTTCAGCTTTTTTCTGTAATTCCTCCAAATAGTTTTCATTTTCGAAATTGAAGATTTTTCGAATTTCAGCAATAATGCCACCCTTATTCTTGCTGAATTGGATGCCAAAGCACAGATATACATTCGTTTCTTTAATGAGCTGCAAAGCAATACTACAAACATTGTGTGTCTTTCCACATCCAGCAGGGCCATAAATACAATAGACTTTTTCTTGTCTGTTCACCACGTAGTTGATACTATCAATTATTTGCTTCCAAGACAGTGATTCCTTTTTCAAAGCAATCTCAACCGTCTCCCAATCAGAAGTGTCACGTCTTTTAAGATACCACACATTACGTTGCATCTCAATGTTATAATCAAAATCTGACAATGTATCTTCTACAGGAGTGTTGAATAACTTTGGATGGGATTTTTGCAAGCAACAGAACACCATCTTGCTCTTGCGAAGTGTTTCGTTATGCATCTCCAAGTCCCTAATGTCCCATAGATAGGTAAACAGTGTTTGAAAAGATTGGTTAGGCACATCCAACTCAGGTTTATAGCGTTTCCCCGCCAATGTTATCTGCTCATGCAGCTTTTTGATACTCTCATTTCGGCTATAAGAGACCTCTTGAAATTCAACATAGTCTGATTCGGGGGTGACACCTAGATCCTTCAACTTTTCTTCAACACTTTTGATGCTAATAAATCCGATATGGCTATCCAATATATTTGTCACAATACCGATTATCTTATCATTATCGGCATAAACAGGAGAGCCAGAGAAACCGGAGTACTCTGTAAGATGCTTCTCGTCTTCAAATACGGCATAGGCATCAAATTCACCTGGCAAGGCAACATAAGTTTCATCCACCCGTATCTTGACTAACTGACCAATAGCTTCGCCAATCAATGTGTTTGGATAACCCCAAAAGCGGAAATGTGTCTTTGCCTCTATTGGCATACTGAGCAGTGAACCATATTTATGGCTTACTATATCGTCTTTCAATTTCAAAATGGCAATATCTTTCCCGTCCTTTACTTTTATGAGTTCACATTCATAATCTACACCTTCGATTTTCACATAGATAAGGTTACCGTTCAGGGAAGAACCTACCACATGAAATGCTGTAAGTAACCGATGGGCATCCACAAAGAAGGCTGTTCCCCTTTCTGTACCACACTCCACTTTACAGGAGATAGACGGTATTATGCTGATATTGCTCATAGTGTTATTTCATTAATTTGTACTACTTCTATTTCTATTCCCTTTTTCCCCAGTACTGGAACTTTAGTTTTCATTTTATTATAGATGTCATTCTTATAATAAAATGAATTAAAGCACAGGCTGCGTTTTTGTATGCCATCCAATAAAGGTTGATAGATGATATTGGCAAGAGTATGCAAATGAGGTGCAGTGCTTGTACATCCACAGAATATCCAGTTCGGACTATCGATATGCTCCAAAAGCTTTTTTGATAGATTGGCATCACTTCCATGATGAGGAACTTTGATAGCATCAAAATATATTCTCGTATCCAAAGGTATTTGATTCTTTCTCTTATAAGCCATAATTCCTTCTATCACAACTTCCGAAGTGGCATCTCCCAAGAGTAAAATTTTCTTATCTTCCAATTCCAAAACAAACGCGATGCTGGCTCGATTAGTCTTAGAATTGTCTTCCCTATCCGATTTATCGTATTCGGCTTTCATTGTACCAGTAAAACTGGAAATCTTGTTTTCAAGAAGCATTTCCTTTCGATTATACAATAAAGAAAGTAGTTCAAATAATTCCGCTCCTTTTTCTTTTCCTCGTGCAGGATATTTTTCATAAAATTTCTGTGCAAATTCATCAAGGATTTGTTTGTTCAATTCATCAATAGCTGTTTGAGTAGGTGACACAATAAACATTTGCCCTAATTCTCCCAATGAAAGGTATTCACCAGTAATAAGTGTTAACTTCTTATTCCAAGCATCCGCCCAATTCCTTTGAATCAATGTAGAAAGTGCCAGAGACTCCTTCTTGGCAATTTTGTTTTCGATAGTTGGCTTCCAAGTAGGAATACGAGCCTTCAATGCTTCAATTTGTTCCCTTTGAAAATCGGTAAGCGGTTCTACTTGCGTAACATCTTCTTTCACAAAAAGGTTGTTGTAGATGATATTGTCTATCCTAAGTTCTGGCATTTGATAAAGCATATTACAAATGCCATTGATGTGGTCTATATCAATATGTGTCACTACTAAATAGTCAAGATGACAATGAAGCGTATCTGTGACGATAGCCTTTATTTCAGGAGTGAAACAGTGACAGTCAACCATCATCGAGCAATATGTTCCATCTTCCTTATCTAAAAGGCAAAATATACAATCTCCGTTGCCAGAAACAGGAAAAAGAAGTTTCATATTATGATTGAATAATTTCATTAAATTAGTTATACATAAAAACAAATATACATAATTATTAATACACCCCTCCAAAATAATCGTACAAAAAAAGCGATACCTCGAAAGATACCGCTACTCAATTATTCTATATTTTAGATTTTGATCATCTTATTTTGTATAATCCCCGTATTTTTCGTGACCTCATTATTCTATTTTTCATATTTCAACCCATCTCCTTTCAACGATGAAAGCTGCTTTTGCTTCTCGATGTCGTTCTTCTGTTTCTCGGCCTGTTCTTCCTTGATGACTTCGATCTCATCCAAAACCGAATCCACGTTTCCAACAAAAGTGATGGCACGCTGTTGTGACCAGATTTCACCGTCTTTTGCTTTAATGGCTGTATCTATCTTATCCTTGATATCCTCTAGTCTATAAGGTTGCATCTGTACATCTACATCTATTGTTTCGGAGGCTGCTTCAAGAGTAGCATTTACGGAACCCAAGGCGGAGACTAGGAAGTTTACACGCCGCTGCATGAACTCGCCGACAGTTTCATTCAAATTCTCCACATTCAGGTGAGTTGACATGAACACATAGTCAAAGGCCACACCAGAAACGGCATTGCCAGTTCCTTTCAAAGAGTCAAAAGAAATTCTCGGGGTATTCGTCAGTCCATAAATCTGACTAAATAAAGTTTCTGCTTCAAATTTAACCGTGTCCGGGACCTGACTCCAAGTCAAGTATTGTGCATTGGCTCCCTGACCGGTAAGCTCTACTACCCTATTCTTGAACTCACCAGAGAAATTCTGCACATCACCGAACAACATAAGGATCGGAAAGAAATGGTAGTCGATGCAGTCTGCATAATTTGAAAGGAGTTTCTCCAGTCTCACACGAAGGCTCTTGATCTTTTCGCAATAAGCGTCCGGTCTCCACATATAGATTACCGGCATCTTCTTGAACCCATGGGCGAACGAACCTTTGTCTGTCCAGTTGTTTGTTTGCTCCCATTGATAAACCATATCCTTGGTGATGGTCATAAAACAGGTAATCTCCACATCATCCAGGTCCTTCTTCTTGTACTCACGAGAGAGAGCCACCAAATCACCCTGATCATTGAAGAATGGATAAAGCTTGTCACCTCGGAACGGTGACCAAATAGTACTCTTTAAACGATATTCAGGCTTGGACTTCCCAAAGATCTCTGTAACCTTGCGTTTCAGCTTCGACCAGAAACCATCATCTTTCACCACATACCAATATTCGGCCACTTCCTGCTCGGCCAGCCATGCCCGGACTACTTTCTTATTCTGATACTTCATTTTATTCTTCTTGAAGACCTGCTTCAACGCGGAAAGTAAACCTTCTTCGGATTTATCCGGCTGGCAATCAAGAACTGGTTCAGTCCCGACAGTGAAAGCTGTTTGGATATTTACAATATCCTGTTCTATTGGAAGAGCAATCCTATTCGGATCAACCTCTTTTTTAACCGCAGGCTCGACGTATTCTTTTCCTGTGGTCGGATCAGTAATACGTTTCTCAGGTTGGGTAGTGATCTTGATTTTCGGATATTTTTCTTCGTTGATCACTATTTCGTGTTTGTTCGGATTCCAATCATTATACAAGGCATGAGCGTTAGGAAGCTCCTTCTTTCGTCCTTTCTTCAAATAGTAGATTTTCCTTTCTATCTCCGGTATCGCTAAAATTTCTTCTAAAGTTCTCATATATTCTATTTTAATGTCCAAATACTCCTGAAATATCTTTAGGTTTCATAATCTTGCCAAGCAGAGCAGATAACACATAGTAACGTGAAGCATCTACTGCGTGATTATTGGCATCCACTGGTGTATTGATGTAGTTACCATCCTTATCTTTATCCCACACGTAATTTCTAAGTTCCTTCTGTAGATTATATGACCGCTTTGTCACATAAATCTCCATGTCTTTCATCTTATCAATACCTGCAACGATAGAACCTGCGCCTTTTTCAGTAGCATAGATTCTAACTCCCCCGTTGTGGATTTCCTGAATAAGCCGAGGATCTGCGCTGTCTGCATATACCGGCAGATTCCACGGACGAAGAGACTTGATAATATCGGAAGATAACAGATTGGTTCTGTAATCTATTTCGTCAAGGTAAATTGCGTTGTCAACGATTCCGCATCTTACTGCTGCGGTAACATCAACACTGTAACCAAAATCCAGCCCGATTCCGACCTTCTTGCACCACATCGGGAACTCTTCAACAATACCCCATTTTTTGAACACAGCCCCCTCAGCCACGTCAGCCCAACGACCAATAACCACATGAGCGTACTTCTCCGGATACTTTTCTTTCATTTCCTTGACTTCATTCAGGAACTCCGGAGAAAGATTCCCAATATTATCGAAGTAAGTCGTGTGGATATGAAGGACATTCGGATGGGTGGAAATCTGTACCTGTACGCCGTCGATCTCTACTAACCTATGCGTATTTTCAATATACTTCTTATAGATGAAATGATTAGAATCACATGGATTCATGATGATGATAATCCGGTTCTGTATTCCCTTCTTACGAATGGAGAGCATGATCTTGTCAAACTCTTCCTCACTGGTCCATTCTTCCGCTTCGTCACAGACAAAGGTGGTAATACCCTGAATAGATTTCAGCTTGGCAGTCTGGTTACCGGATGATGTCTTGATACCTCGGAACATGATACGGCTACCGGTCATGCGATTCACAATGTCTGTCTTGGTAGTCTTGAAATACTTCGTGGTTCCGTCAAGATCTATTTTTTCCATCATTTCTGGAATAATGGAAATACCCGCCGACACCATTGTATAACGGGTGTAGAGAATCTTGTGGACAATCTTCTCCACCGGAGTCATTTCGAACGTCAAGCGCTCAATGAAGGTGGAAGCGTTGAAAGACTTCCCCGATCCACGGCCACCGGTGATGAGAATAATAAACTTCTCATTGTCGGTGTATAACGGATGATATATATCTTGGGGAACTATCATTTCAACTTGTCTTTAATCCATGAATCAATAGAAACACCATGATCAATATCTTGAGGTATGTCGGCGTCTTCATCCTGACGACGTTCAACCTTCCGCCATTCTTCATCGTGGTGGTACAACCATACAGACATTGCCTGAAGATTCGGAGCCAGCTCGCTTTCACTCACCTGAAGCTCTTCCTCACCGGTCAGATTACCATCCTGATCTTTCAGTTTCCTCACTACGGTACTCTTGGTCTTGATACCGCCCAAAGCCATGGCAAGGAACTTTGCACGAACAGCGGCGGTGATAGTCGCACGCCCGCGCGCTAATACGTCGGTAATCTCCGAATATTTTGATTTCGTTTCATAGAAGTATGTCGGATTCAGCCCAAGCGCAAAAGCAATTTCCCGGTCAGTGAACCCCTTCTTGGCATACGTCTCCACCTGAGAAAGAAATTCCTCACTCCTGTAATCAAATTTGGGTTTTCTTCCTCCTGGATGTTTCTTATGTTGAGATTCACTATTATTCATATCATTCAATCCTTTCTACCTGTTCATCGAATACCTCACCCTTGATAAACTTGGAATATGAATCATATCCAAATCTTTCACAAAAAGCAGCTTTAGCTTCAAATGTATCGAAGGAAAGCATTAGGTATGCATCCATATCATGTGCCTGTTTCTGGACAGCATCTTTAACTTGTTGTTTGACTTCCTTCATGTGGGCCACCTTCTCGGCTCTTTCCATCTGCTTTGCGGCTTTCTCAGCTTCCTTCTGTTCGGTTACAGGTGCCATCATATCCTCTAAAGCATTCGCAATGGAATTTTCTTCTTTGGTCTGGAGAAGGAAATCACATCCAATCATATTCAGATCGGCAGCTGTCAAGCCGGCATCCTGATAGTCAATATCCGGAACCAACCGGGCCAAAGCATCATAGTCCCATGATCCTTGCGCGTTGGGGTTATTTAAGAGTATATTTAGCTCCTTTTCCTGCTTCTCGTCCACATCAATGACATCTACACGGATTCTATAGTCGTTCTCAGGATATTTCTGAAGTTCATCCATGACCGTTAAACGTTGGTGACCGCTTACTACAGTTAATCCGGTCCGCTTATTGACTATTATTCCACCAACCAAACCAAACTTCTTGATACCACGTTTCAACGTCTTCCGTGATTCCTCAGAGAGTTTCCGAGGATTATAATCAGCGAAGTGAATGGCAGAACGGTTCAGCTCCACCGATTCACTCTTTATGTATTTACTTAATTCCATACCTATTGTTTGTTTTTATGCTCCCAAAGTATTCTTTCCGCCATCGGGAATACTTTGTAAATTCTCTGTAAATCCTGTGGGTAGTTCTTCTCCAACCATAACATACAATCCAGGTTAAATCCTACACCAGAACTGGCTTTGAGAGAATATCTCACCGGCTCCGGCAGGCTGTTCTGCTTCATGTAGGACAGAATATCCTTTTGGGTCCAGTCGGCCAAAGGATAGCATAAACCGTTATTCTCGTACCCGTTTGCCTCATAACCTTTCAGCATCAGCCTACGATTCATACCGTCAGCTTTCTTCATACCCAAGAACGTATAATACAAACCATATTTGAGTTGCATGGCTTTCACCACATCTGCAAGTTTAAGAAGCTTCACTTTGGGATTTGGCACACAATATAACCCACCACGAAGAATATAGGTAAGATTCCAATGAGGCACTTGAACAAACTCGATTCTCGGATATTTCTTTTTCACCCAACCGATCCATCTTTCGATATGTTCTAAACCTTTCACAAAGTACATAAAGACACATACTATACGATCAAATTTCGGATAGATCATATCCAACAGGACTAAAGAATCCTTACCCAAAGACAAAAACAGCAAAACCCCGTCAGTCTTTTGTCTGACGAGGTCAATGTGGCTATATGTTCTTTCTTGTAGTGTCATTATCCGCCACTCATACCAAGTCCTGTGCGGACGTTATAATACTGCTGTCTTCGGGTGATAAATCGGCCACCCTGTGAAGTTCTACCTGTTGTCGGGTCTGTCAACCCTCTACGACCACCCCGATAGCCACCTGTTGAAAAAGTACTTCTGTTTACTCTGACTCAGCTAAAAATTTAAAGTTTGACATTCTTTTTCTCAATTACATCACCCAGATCATATACAATTTGAGCGGCTAAATAAGTGTCACCCTTGTACGTATATTCGATCAGGTTATGATTTTCATCTTCAAACAATTCGATCTTTGCGCCGGTTACTTTCACCAAAGCACTAGCCCGATCTTTATTGTAACCTACATAGAACTGAATAGCATCATAATGCCTAGGTAAAATAACGCCGTCCTTCTCTATACAATAACCTTCTGCGTCCAGTTGACAGTATTTGCTTTGTGTATTTGGTCTGATTTCTCTAAATTCTTGCGTTTTCTTACCTGAAAGTATTTCGTCAAAGAACTTTTGTTTGATGATGAGTGTCAATATATCCATAATCGTGTAAAATTAAAATCAAGTTGCGGATGCCGGATTCGGACCGGCGACCTCTACCAAGTCAAAGTAGCGAGCTAACCCCTGCTCTAATCCGCGATAGTATCTAAACAAAGATACCTCATTATGAAGACAATAATAAATAACAGGTCAATAGATACGAAACAATTAGCTAATTGTTTGCTAATAAATCCGGATCGTGTTCGTTGATGATTTCTTCAACAATTTCTTTTGCACGTTCTATGCCGTTTTTATAACCTCTGGCATAGTCCGTTCTTGTAGACAAGTAGCTGGTATCATTACCCAGCCACTCGATTATTTCTTGTAGGATTTCTTTTTCTTTCATAACCATCTTAAACTAGAATAATAGATACCATTCAACTTCATATAACTGCCATACAACTTTACCTTCCCTTTGTACATCATTGCAAACTTAGAACTACCAGCGGCAGAAATAAGGCTTTCTATTACCTTAGATTCATATCCGTATTTCATTACAAGTGGGTAAACTTCGCTTCTAAAGAAGATTTCGCTGTCTGTCATGTCATTTACTGACTGAATCGGCAAAACGCCATTGTGAGCAAAATAAACACCATTTTCAACAAACGGGTGGCAGTTCTTTCTGCATTTAGAACCATGGGTCGCATATCTCATATGAATGATGCATTCTTCTTCAACACCTACCATCGAAAGATGATCCAAAAATTTCTGATAGTTCATTGTCTTATATTTATGCTTTGAAGAAACAAAGCCATAACCATGATGATTTATTCTCTGAATCTTATTTAAGGTGTCCAGACTTAGCATCTGAACACCTTTTGGCTTATATATAATGCAACACATAATAATCTGATTTTAATCGTGTGAGGCTCATGCAAGAGCCTCAGCATGTGAATTGAAGAATGATTTTTCTTTCGCTGTCAAAAAAGGTATTTCATCGATTGAATTAATCTCTGAACTCAGTACGTTCTTCTTAGACCAGGCCACCAGCTTAGCACAAAAGTTTACCCAGTTAGAAATCTTTTCGAAGTCAGTAGAACCTTGATGTTGTCTGAACTCTATTGTTTTGTGACGTGAATAAGAACAAGCATTTACCTTGAAATACCTGTTACCTCTCATTACACTCAATACGTCCTCTTTTGAGAAACAAGTATCGAAGTTTATACCCTGCAAAGTTCTGCACCACTGGCTATTGTTGGCACGTCTTGAATTTGCCATAAAAGTATCAATCACATTCTCTAATTTCTGATAGTTTTTAAACACATTGATATAAGCCTCATCTGACAAATTTTGTGCACCAATATGAACATGTAATCCAGTTGATCGGTTAACCTGTGCGTTTGCCTCATTCAAAGCCTTGCAACAAGTCTGTAGGCTTTTCATACCTTCTTTACCTGTTAGAACAGGTGAAACACATTCGATAGGATTTTCACCTCTGATAGATGAATCAGAGACAAACTTATAATAATGATTATTGTCTGTATGATTGTAACCCTCATACTGAAAAGGCATTGCATTTCTTGTAGCACATTCACTCATAAGGTTTGCAGCTACAAGGCACTCAATCTCAACACCAAAAGTAAACCTATGTGTTTCTCTGATTTGTTTAGGTAAATCTGAAAGTAAAAGCTCTATGTCGTACTTTCTTAAACCTAACTTTATGAAAGCCTCTTTCTTTGCTGCCTTAGAACCTTTCATGTTCTTGATCTCTTCTACCTGTTCTTTTAATGTCTTCATAATCGTGTGTATTTAAATTGTTATTACTTCTTGTTTGACGATGCAAAGTTAAAGCAAACTTTATCACTTACAACACTTGCAATAAAGTTTTATTTATCAATTAACATCATTTAATAAATCAAACTTTATCAAATAGCATTATATTAATAAAGTCTACATATATTTGCGAAACAATCACATTAAAGAGAACTTTATGAACTTACAACTGAAAGAAATCATGTCAGCAAGAAACGTCACATCCGCTTTGCTTGCTGAAAAAGTCGGCATTTCAAAGGTAGCTGTCAGTAACATCGTAACCGGTAAGTCATTCCCATCACTTGACACGTTAATGAAGATGGCAGACGTTTTGAACGTGACCATATCGGAACTGATTGGAGAAACTGAGTTTACAGGATCCGGATATATTGTATGTCCTCACTGTGGAAAGAAAATAAAAATTGAGAAAGGAGAATAGAATGAAAGTATTTTATCCCTCCCATATATGGATAATTGCTACTAAGATTTGAAGTTGTCTTGAATTTTTAACAAAAAGTCAATATGAAAAATATAAAGAAAGTATTTCTATTAATGCTGTTTGTTCCTTTTTGCATGTCTGCACAAACAAAAAGATATTATTGTGAAATAAAAGGAACTGAAAGAGAATTAAGTAGTAAGATGAAAATAATTTTTGATTTCGGTCAAAATTCATCTTATAATATATGGAGTAATCTAAATCATAAAATGGAATTCGTTGATAATGAAGGAAAAGTAATTGATTTTAATTCAATGGTAGATGCTATGAATTATATGTCTGAAAGAGGATGGAAATTTCTTCAAGCATATTCTACATACAGGAATAATAGTCCAGCTATTGAACACTGGATTCTTTATAAAGATGCAAACAGCAAAGAAGAAGCAAGAGAAGGTATATTAACAAAAGAAGACTTCAACTAATTACAAATGGAATTTGTATATAAAAACCAAATAAAATAGTACATTACAAAACAAGAAAAGCCGGAAGCATAACGCTCCGGCTTTAAATCAATAAAGTTATTCTCTTTCTATTTCTGAAATAAGTTAGGTTACTGACATAGTTGAAGACTCATTCTTAAAGTATTTCTTATCAGTATGAATGGGCTATCTATTTGGTGCACTTTTTAGATAGCCGATAGCATACTTTTCAATAAATATTCACAATAATATTCCATATTCAAGTATTTAAATATTCTCTTCCAATGAATATTCTATTTCCTCATCAATTATACAAGAATATTTAATTAAATTAAACAAGCCTTTTTGTATAAAAAATAATCTATCTACCTTATCAAACTGTTTATTATCATAAATGTAATTAAACTCTGAAACATACTTTTCTATAATAGAATTTAGCCTATCATCCTTTTTATTAAAGCGCGATACTAATATTTTTAAATAACTTTTCGAAGGGAAAGCTATACCTTGCAAAAAAGCAAAAAGATATAGAAAAGACGTATGCAAAGAAGAGGTCATTTTTACTATTTTCTTTACGAGTTGTGGATCTATATCTTTTGAAACTTTATCAAATGATGATAATTCCTTCGCTACAGATAATACATCATTTAATGTTTCCTTGCTAAAAGGACAAATAAAATCAGAGATCTGCTCAGAATCTTCATCCAGCTTCAGGCTATCAATAAAACCTGATTCAATAAATTCCTTAAAACATACGTAATATTGTGAACTCTCAAGTAGATTATCAAAATGCTTATATAATGAATAACGTTTTGCTATAGTCCGAGCTATCTTAGACTTTGACTTAGCAGATGTCTTAGAAAACTGGTTGAAGCCATAAAGTTCAGCAATAACAACAAAATTCGGATCAGAATAATCATCTTTCGTAACCTGAACATCTTTATTATTGGATTGCAAAAAATACCAAAAAGCAAGATTATAAACAAAAATTCCACTATCATTCATGTCTAAAAATTCATAATGTGTTGGATTTATGCCAATATCTATATTTTTAGACAAAAAAAACATAAAACTTTGTTCTTTCTCTGTTATTATGTCACATAGATTAGGTATTTTATGATCTAGATAATCAATTACATCATAAATTGTAAAAGAACTTAGCAAATGAGGTATATCTAACTTAATTGAGTTAGTAGAACAATACGTTGCTATATTATATGTTATATCAACTATTGTTTTATTTTTACGAACATCCAAATATAAAAATCGCTTACTTAAATAGTCGAATAAGTGCTCATCTGTTATTCCAGAACCGTGTTCTATACCATTTAATACCCCCACACTTGGGGCCAAAGATCCTGATGTAATAAAAGCCAATTCATCTACAAACATGGATTGGCTCATAGAACTTGCCTCTCTGTATTTTACAATTAAATCCTTTAATAGCATTTTTTTTGCAAAAATACGAATAATAATTCATTTTTCATTGATTGAAATATTATTTTTATCATCTTTCTTATGTAAGCTTGTAAAACAAAGATTTTTTATTCAATTTTACTTGCATATAAAAAAAGGAACTCATAATTTTGTGGCGGAATTAAAAACTTATTGATATGAAAAATGGTAAAAAAGAAAAAATAGGATTTACACTTTTAGGTCTAAGTTTGGGCACAGTTGTTACTTATGTAGTAACAAAATTACTTTACAGTTCAAAACTTGAAAAAAAAGCAGAAGAAGTAGCAATTGAAAAAGATAAAGAATTTGTCAAAGTGCTTGAAGATTTAAAAATAAAACAGAAATAAAAAATGACAGAAACTGATTTTAAAAACAAACTCAACTCATATATAGCATTATACTCAAATTCTTACAAGGTTTATGAGGATGCTAAGCAAAAGTTTTCAGAGAACACGTCAATTTTAAATAAAAAGGACATGTTATTTTTGGCTATTGCTTGTGGATTACATTTTGAGTCAAAACACTTCATTAGAAAAATGAGACAAATGAAAGATGGCGAACTTGCCAAAATGAATCCTTTTCATAAAACCGAACATAGTAACCGTATAAATAAGGATTATTATGCTTCATTGGATGAAATAATTCATTGTCCTGTTCCTTTTGATGCTATTCAAAAGGAACTGAGCAATGAGTGGTATCAAACACACAATGTAGAGAAACCTTCTTTTAGCGGATTTAATCATAGATTCAAAGCTATTGGGCATTGTCCTTTGATTGGCCTGGTAGTAGGGACTGCTAATATCATGACATCTACTATAACCCGGAATGACTTTAGAAGTTGGCATGTTAGAACTATGGGGCATGAAAGAACAAAACGTAGTGGTAAAATTGTAATTGAGAAACTGGACACAATATGTAGACGAGCATCAACTTTTATGATTTTTCAGTCTGTTATAGACAGAATTAATGTAGAAGGCAAAGATGGATGGATTGCTTTAGGTACAGCTTTAGCTAAAGAAATAGTGCACTTGACGACAGATTTACCATCTACAATTAGTTTAAGTTTGCCGGTAATACCCATTATTTCAGATAAGCTAGCTCACGAATTGTCCCTATATGGTCTTAATACTGGTACTTTATTGCAAGGAACTATCCATACCAAAATAATAAACTTTATAATTTCATATCTCCATAGATTGTTCAAGGAGAATGATACTGATGAAACTGAATATAAAATTAGAACAATGAAAATCCTGACTTTGGCTAATATGATATGTAGCCATGGTGATTTAGCTCTCACAATATACCAATTATATAAAGAAAACATTATGGCCATGAGAAAATTTGATTTGGGTGGATATTTAATGTCGTTAAAACAATTCTCTAAACTTGTAGACTTTAAGTCACAAATAAAGATCGCATATATGCAGATGTACTTTAAAGAGGAATTAAATAAAATACAAACAAATAAAATCTAAATATCTAAAATAGATATAATTAAGACAAAATTAGATAATAATCATTTATATCTTTCTGTATATACCATTTGAAAAGTGCGCTATTGTGCTAACGGGAAAGTACACAAGTAAAAGGATGTCCAAAGGAATAAAAGAAAGCCGAATTAATCAACTAAATGAATTAAATTTTGAGTTTCTTTAACCTCAAGGATAGTTCAGTCATGCTGATAAGAAAGGTTTTATGAGTTAAGTCTGTCAACTATAGTGACAGCCAAACTTATTGCAGAAACGGAAAGAGGATGACATTAAAATTTGATTTAGAAAATCCAGAGCGTTATACTCCATTCTCTTTACTTGATCACTCCTTTCACCTTCAACCGTTCTAAAACCTGATTGTAAATAAATTCTATATCCTGCCGGAAATCTTTATACTGCTGGTAGATAAAGGAGACATCAGCGATATTATTTGAGATTACACATGGCGAAACATCAGGGAATACGCCGGCAATCTCCGCACGAATACCATTTGGTAGACGACCACCAGCCAATACACTGGGTGCAAACAAGAATAGTACGATAAAAAGGAATTTCTTCCGTTGGGTGACACTCTCAAAATTTGGAGGACAATCCGATTGGGAAAGTATTTCTTTGAACCAAGAATATATTTCTGGGATCAATGCAAAATCAGTTAGCATAGGTGCCGATAATTCCTGTTCACGCTCTGATAATCTGGATTTTTGTTCTCTGATAGCTTTTAACTCCACAATAGATGAAAATTCTTTTGTCATAACACAAAGATTTAAAATGGAAATAGTATATTTGCATCATAATCGTGTGTGAGGAGTCGGCTTGTAATCGTGTGGGCTGGCTCCTTCTTTTTTTAATACGTCTTGCCTCCGTGCTTATATGGCCGGAGTTCATTGTATTTCATCTTCTGGTCAATGTGCCAAAGCATATCAAAACCTATGAGTTCAGCTTTACAGCATATTTCCTGTAGAATGCCAACAAACAAGTATCCAATCGGATAATTATTTTTGTTAAATCCCGATATAACCCGTGTCACATCATAAACCCATTCGGTAAAAGTCAGAGATTTTCGGCTATTTTTATGATCATCACTGTTGTAAATGGGAAAAGATATATCAGAAAGATTAATTTTTCTCAGTCCTGCTAAATCTAACAGACGGATACAGGCGTCGGCAAGTTCATCCTCAACCGTATCTTTAATATCACATTTGAAAGCATACATAAATTCCCCAACATCCCGTTCCCTCTGCTTCATGTAATATTCAAATTTATCTCGGTTAGCGTATTTCCCTTTTCTGTCCGCTTCCACGGCTTCCATCAATTCAGATATTACCAAACAGAGGAAATGTTCATCACTCAGATATTCATCATGCCAGCCGTGGACTACTGCACACTGGTAGGCTTTATCTCTTAATTCGTTTAAGTCTTTCATTTTAGGTGTTCTTTATTAAAAAGTTTGTTCTTTATAAGCCATTCAATAATTGACACACAGCAATCTATTGGACTATCTTCTATATGCGTTCCTACAAGACAATCAGCTGCGTATCTTCTTATCGAAATATTATATCCCTTCTCATGAATTATCAACTCAGGATGGTGTGGTTCAAATCCGGGTTTAGGATCGGGAACTTTAACGGGCAATAATTCCAACAGGCGAGACAGACTCCATGTAGGAATATCCTCTTCCTTTAAAGTATAAGGTACGAGTTTGTCTTTTGCCGTAAGGGTGTAGGTAATAAAGAACGAGTTACCATCGTATTTCAGATACATATCCGCCGTTTCAGGCTTCAATCCTAACGCAAGCAGTTTATCGGACTGCTCACGAGTGGTGGCTATTTGTGATTTGAATTCCATTACTTATTTCTCCTGCTATTTTCTGATTTATATCTTGTACAAGTTTCGTAACCCCTGTTATTTAGAGGAATTAATTTATACCTGCACATAAGCTCTCCATTCCAAAAACCATTTACAAATCCATATCTGTAAAAACCTCCTAGTGAATTGTCTTTTACTTTTTGAAAATTGAGACAGCTTCGGCATAGTTTGAAATGTTTCCGTGACATGATTATTTTTTTACTATTGTAAAATGATACCCCATAGTCAAATGTTCATCATTCATTTTATCTTGATATAACATATGACCTGATGGATCTATGCTAAAAACGATATTACTAACTCTTGGTGTACCTCCATATTCTTTTCTGAACGCAATTCTGCTCCAAGATATACTCATAAGTATATCTAAAAAACAAGCTCTTGTCATGTGTAAGTAATTGCATATATCTGCTAATCTTACAATATCATAATCTTCTTTGTAACATCCAAATGCTCGCATACTAACAAGACCTCGTTTATTAAGGTAGATATAAGCATCTACGAATTTCTTTATATCATTTTTAGTTACCCTTCCAATTAAATTCCACCCTAATATACCTCCGCATGTATGCATTCTTTTCAGTGGGTCAGGCTTCATCTTTCTATAATCTACTCGTTTCATAATAAATCATCCATATTCCCAACTATATCATCCAAATAAGCCCATTCTTCTACGTCATCCTTGTCGCATTCGTAATCGTCGCATTCTTCGTCGTCCCACACTTGACATTTCACGTTCCAATACCTGACACCATAACCATATCCGGTTGATAGATGTCCTTTAACCAAGCAAGGTATTTGCGGATATACCTCATTTGCATAATCACCGATTGGTTGCGGAACTTCATCTTTTGTCTTATGGAACAAAGACTTCATGAACCATTCAACACCAGTGATAAATCCGATTTCACCACCAACAGACATACCACGTATTTTTGCATCATCACAGTATGGTAATGTTTCTCTATATTCTTTAGCTGCTTTTACAATATCTTCTTTTTTCATAAATCTTTTCTCCTTTCCACCTATCCCAGCAGCCACCACATGACTGCCAGGAACAGGTAATACAATTTAGTTTTCATTTATTATTCAAATTTTAGTTCAAATTGGCTACTTGGTTCTTTATAACCAGGATTGTCCAACATGAAAGCCTTCCGTAAAACTTCCGCAATCTTTTCACGCATAGCCATAGAAACATTGTTCTTATCAGCTTCGCTATTAACCTGTAAACATCTTTCAAGACTGCCATTTATCGGTTTCTCGTCGAGAAACAAGCTATACTCCGTGAATATCCGGTTCTGCTTCCGACCTTCCTTTTCTTCCGCTTCCGTCTGATACCGTTCGAATACAGTGTCCTGAATTGTCCTTAGGCATCTTTGCCCACGGTCACTTCTGCAGCCCTGTTTTTCGTTCTCAAACATGACAGACAAGGCACGTCTCTTACGAACATTTCCAAGCTTTGCCCAACCGTAATATACTTTCAACTTTTCCATAAAATGCAATCTTTATCCTATCCAGTTCCTCACCATTCAAAGCGGATGCCGACTACTTGCGTATTTTCGCCGTGAAGAGCTCTATTGATCGTTTGACGGGATATTCCCAAGACGTCGGACGCTTCTGAAAGAGAGGTGAATACTTTCCTCTTACCATTCTGGAATATGGCTACGACCGGTTTTCCAGGTCTTCCCAGCTTGACGGGCGGATCATTCTCCTCTACATAAGGCTGAACTTCACCGCCGGTATAAAGTTCGAACTCCGAACAACGCACTACGATGGCTGCTTTCCCCAGAATCGCTTCGTGCGTCTTTCGGATAATATCTACAACCTGGCGTATTTTACCCTCGAACACGACTTCCGAGCCTATACATACTTTCTCATCAAACTCCTTTATTTTCATTTTCGTACTCCTTATCCAATTCATTCAACATTCGTTTGTACTTTTCAGCTACTCTATAACATCTGATAGATTCGTTGAACTGGATACGGTCAACCAGATACGAACGATGCTTTTCATAATCCAACTTATTCATTTTCACATCTTATTCCTGCATTTTCTATTACTCTTTCAAACTCTCCTTCCCCCAATATCTTCACAATAAATGCGTTGAAAGCTTCCGTCACTTTACCTTGGTATATACGATCATCTATTCCGAATACTTTTGTCGCCAACTCGTTGCATAGTTTGATCAGATGGTGGTTAAACTTGTCCATATACAGATAATCCAAAGAGTCACAAGTGTACTGTATTCCGTACCGGCTCTGTATAGCTTTGACGAAAAAGTCACGTGTACAATGTCCCACCTGCGTCATCATACCCATCGCAAGTAGCGAAGATAGAATCATGTTATTGTCTCCTATCACCTCGCCCTTCAGTAAACTATTGGATATGCTGAACACCAGTATGTCGATATGCTTTTTATATTGTTCTTCCATCTCGATCATCAAGTCCGCGAACTCTGACTCGCTTATTTCTGTGTGCTGCCTACGACCAAGCGAGTACGATCTTACTTCCCTTTTCATTTGGTTGAAAAGATTCTTTACCTTATGCCTAAAATAAGGCATACCAGATATGAGAGGTTCCAAGTCCAGTACCATGTTCTCTATCTGATCATTACAATATAAAGCTACATACTCAAACCTACTGTCAGCCCCGAAAGGCTTACGTTCTGTCTTTAAGTTGATCATTTCGTTTTTAGATTAAATCGGTTTTCAATATCAAATAAACAGTTCCGTCTATTTCACGTTTGGAGAAGTCGGAAAAAGCAGCTTTTCCTTCTGTTACCATACAGCTAGCCTCGTTATAGGAATACAACCTTACCCGCTTGTCAAACCGGATAATATCTGAAATATTCAATTCCTTATACTGGAAATTGTCCAGTACATGATTAATGGCATGTTTCAATCTTTCTGATGAAAAGCCATTGTCCATCACGCGCTCTGCAAGAAGATTAAAGAATGCATTATCCATTTTTGGAAATGCTACTTTAAGGCGTTTCATACCAACAGCTATTTCGTTTGGGTCAGCAGAACGGCCATTGTACAGGCTAACCGACATCTCCCCGTTGCTGTTTTTCATAATTGCCCCTGGCGATTCCCTCAGCGATATTTCGCATGAGTTCTTCGTCTCCATCTGTGCCAGAGACAAAATTTCGGCTATTTTTGTTGTCATAATTACCTGAGATTACTTTTTCAAAATTTGTTGGTTTTATTAGCCAATCGAACGTGGCCGTGAAATTCCTTGAGTTTTGCCCTTTGAGGAAATCGCTTTCATAAGCCTTTTGGATCATCTCAACGAATGCCCTTTTGCCATGCTCCTTAATGCGGGCGTTGATCATTCCTTTCCGCTTGTCTGAAAGTGGGTATCGGATATTACCAAACACCCCTTTGGTGGTGTCATTGAAAAAAGAAACGAAGTTCCGGTAGTCGATTTTTTCCTCGTGGGACTGTGAAGTCCCACAAAGAAGTTCGTTAGAACTTCGTAAAGAAGAGTTATTATTATATTCTTCTTCTTTCTTATTATTTGGGTTAGAGGTGGGTTGCTCATTTCTCAACTGGGTTATTTGCTGGGTTACTAAGTGGGTTACCAATCTTTGTAACTCATTATAATTAAAGTCTTTAAGTGGGCTATTTAGTAAGTTATCAGCTGGGTTGTTTTCTATTGTATCACCATTATATTTAGAATAATTAATCAGTGTGATTACGTTCACTCCCTGACTATTATCCGTAACGATCATATTTTCCCGTTTCAGCTTACCCAAGAATGATTTCACCCATTGTTCAGACCGTCCCCATTTCTTTGCCAGGAATCTGTTGGATGCAGGATATTGCCCTCTTCCCCATGTCACTTCATAACACCCGATGCGCGACGTAGTCGGTGATGCCTCAAATCGTGCTGACTGTATCAAGTCAAGCCACGCTTCGCACTCACTAAATGCCCGGGCGGCCTGCCATATCTTGTTATCGAAGAATGACCGGGACAGTTTAATAAATCCTTTTTCCATATTATTCCTTCACAAAAACCGCTTTACCATTCAGTGTCTTACAAACTCCTATTTCCCCAGACGAGTATAGCTCATTCAGTTCCTTTCTAGCCTCATTGTTGATCTCGCCCATCAAATCCACCTCCGGTACGTGATCCGGGGTTATTTTATCCATCCGCCGTTTATCTTGCAAACGACGAATTATATTCAGAATGTCCATACCATTAGAATCTTACGTTTGTCAATTGTCGGCCCTTTGAATATACAGCCCATTTACCGTTTCCACCATCCACCAGCCGCAAGTCCTTGACCTCTCCAAAGCGTTTGATATTACCACATAGATCGACGATCCACCCTGCTTCCTTATTTGGATGGGGACGGATGGCACGGCCCACGATCTGATACCATAAGGCGAGCGACATCGTTGGACGAGCCATGACAATCGTATCCAACTCTGGATAATCAAATCCGGTAGTAAGTACGCCGACATTGGCCACTACCGGGATTTCTCCAGACTTGAACTGCCTTAATATCATTTCACGTGTTGACTTAGGCGTTTCACCAGAAACAATGGCTGTTCCTGGTATAGACATCGTGAGCCTTTCGGCTTCTTTCAGAAACCTTGTGAATACCAATATACCTTTACGTTTGACACCACTTTTCGGGTTCATAAGCCTTTGGACTATACTCACCAGAAACCCGTAGAAGTCGATACGTTCATACTCCTTTACCACAGATTTATCCGTATAATCGGCACCAGTAGTGTTCACCTTCAGATTAAGTTCGTTCCATCCGACTGGATTCATCGGATAATAGTTTAGCTTTGAAAGATACCCCATGTCTAATAATGTGGAAATCTGTACCTGATAAATAACATCAGAAAAAACACATGGCCGGGTCCGGGTGATGAATTTCAACATGCTCCCGAAATCCCGGCTCGAGGAAAGTCGGTAAGGTGTGGCTGTCAGCCCAAGCACCTTACATTTAAGCATTGAAAGAAACTCTTTATACATACCTTCCTTCGGATTGACTAAGTGACATTCATCAATAATGATGTTCTTGAAATGCAGAAAGAGTTCCGGATGGTTCCTCACGCTCCCTATCGTAGCGAACGTGATCCTTGAGATGTCTTTCCGACCGAACGAAGCTGAATATATGGAACAGTCCATAATACCATACGAGCATAATTTCAGGTAGTTTTGCTCCAAGATTTCTTTCGAAGGCTGGAATACCAACGTATGTCCATCAAGGCGACTGGCGATGTCGGCTATAACAAGGCTCTTCCCCGCCCCTGTCGGCAACACCATAATAGCATTTGATTTCTTCATCTTGTTGGCAAAGAAGCTGACTGCGGCATCACTGGCTTTCTGTTGGTAATCTCGCAATATGTAACTCATAAGCCTTTCTCCTTACTCAGTTTATCTCCCAAAGCCTTATAATACTTTGTGAGTTCTATTAATTCAAAATCAGTCCATTTCTTTGGCTGACTAGCTTTCCACGCCAATTTATCGAAGCGCATCTGACCGATTTTTGCTTTCAGATTCGCTTCATAGCGTATCAGATGATCAGCACTGAATCGGTTACAAGCCCGGCACTCTGCGTGGGCATTGTCCTCATCGAAACGTGTAGCCATGTGGCGACGCGAATGAAAGTGGCCGCAATCAGCTTGTTCGAACGGCTTTATCTGACCACATGAGATACAACGGAAGCATCCGTTGGGCATACAATCGCGAATCCGGATATAGCGGCTGAAAACTTTATCGAGTTTGGCCACCAGATCCGGCTTCTTCTTAACCTTAACACCTGCACTATCAAATAGAGGCAAGGGGCTCTCTTTTTTCTTTTTGGATTTACGCTTTATGTAATATGGCATTATTTAAACCTCCATTCTTTCATATAATCAATATTTTCAGGAAATCCATCTACCTGTTTGGGGCTTAAAAATATCCTTTCACTTTTCAATGGAGTACCTCCCCATACAGTAGCAGGACATTCTTCATATTCTTCTTTAGATACTTCACTTACACTAAATTGTGGTTGGAATCCATATCCCTGTACGCTTTCTCCTAAATAGCCATTGAACTTACGCAGTGCCCATTCAAAAGCAATTTCCTTGTATAGGTAATGCTTAGAGAATACAGCAACGTATATTTTATGCTGAAAATATCCCGTTTCTGTCAAGTCCGGATGGCATCTGACACAGAAATACTTAATACGTGAAAGTATTTCTGTAACAAACTTCTCGTGCTTTTCGCAATCTTCTTTTGTCAAGAACTCTTTTCCATCATTTGCGATATAAATAGTTTTAGTTATTTCTTTCTTTTCCATATTCTTCTATTATTGGTTTACACAGTTCAACAACTCTTTTACAATCCTTAACATCAAACATACCTATGTGACAAACTTTACGTGGTATATTTAACTGATTGGATAGCCATAGGTAAGCCTTGTTCCTGTTAGATGTGTTAGGGATACGCTTCTTCCAAATCTTGTTTATAAGATTGGTCTTAGCTATCTGGTCAAAATAGAGATGGGCCTCTTTTTTTGCGTCTCTTAGTTCTGCATTTGCTAACCGCCCTAATGCTTGGGCTGTTCCCTTGTGTACTCCTACATACGCTTTACAATCACGACATAAATAAATCATGCCGTATGATCGACCGTATATTACAGAGCTATCCACATATTCGGTTGGTTTACCGCAGTATGGGCAAATCTTACCAGAAAGTATTTCATTCATAAGTTAGTAAATTAAAAGCCCCGAAGCGTATTCTCCGGGGCACACCATACATTCCAATCCTTTCCGATTTCGCATTACCTTTCAGATAGAGTCAACGGCTGACCGATGCCGCGCGGATAAAACCTGCGCGATCTTCGCCCTACTCTCGGATTCAAAACGGATTTTCTTCAAAAGGGTTGTGGTACCGGCAGGATTCGAACCTGCAATGCTTGGCAATCTTCACGTCTTTAGCGTAGAACAGTATGATTCGTTTTACATTGATGTCCTGTTTTCATAACATCGTAACCAAGTCTACTGAGAGTTGTCAGCGTCTACCAATTCCGCCACAATACCAAATGCCCGTCTTTCCGGGCTGTCAGTTATACTTCGATGATTACGATGTCAGGTGCAATACCTTTGATTGTTTCAATCTGTTCGTCAATCACCTTGTTTTTGTATTCTTCAATGGCCTCATTCGCACCAGCAGAGACCAAAGAGAGAGAAACTTCCCGTCCATCCACATCTGCATAGATTTCAACCTCGATTTCTTCACAGGCGAATCCTTTGAAAAGAGGGATATTCAGTTTAAAGGATTTCGGAAGATTGGAATCTACAACCTGTGAATAGTTGTCTATTTTGCTACCGTTTTCTTCCTTGCTTCGTTCAATGTCCTGATTCACTTTTGCCTTGAAATTCTTCAAAGTGGAAACCAGCATCATGTTCTCTGACTTATCCTTGAAGAAAGCACGGTGCATCTTGAAAAATTGAGACAGTTTGATAGGTTCCCACTTCTTATCGGTATTGATGCCGAATTCCTGCATTTCCTTTGATGGCTGTAGGATTCCACCTATTTTAGTCTGATAGTAGTTGGTTTCGTCAATGGTTAAAGCCAGCCCCATCTTATCACGATTTACGATAATGTTGGCCGATTTTTGATTAATCAGTTCAACACGCTTCTCCAGCCATTTGAAAGGTGCATCGATAGTTCCACTGATAACAACTTTTTCCGGTTCTTTCGGATCAAGAGCAACAGGGGCTTTGCCTTCTCTCAATACTACTTCGACTGATTTGCCGTTATAATCTTTCGGTACAATCAAATTGATCTTGTTCTCACTCATGATTCTGTTCCTGTTTTACGATTAATACTAAACATTGTTTTCTGCATTTCTTGTGGCATGATAGGACGGCTATAAACCAGCTCACCTAACTTGTTATAGAATCCGGCCATCTTTTCCTCATGAAAGAGGATTTTAGCGCATTCTTCATTTTCCACGAACTCCGAACCTCTTTTGATGTGGTCCAGAAGTTCCTGCTTTTCTTCATTCAAAGGCTTCAGACGTTCTTTGAAGCTTTCCATAGCCTCTTTCTTTTCTATCTCAACATCATTGATGGTGATGGATACCTCGGCTAAGGTTTCTTTCTTCTGAGCCAGTTCTTCGGGGGTGAATCGGTGTGTGTAGCCGATTTTCTCTACTGCATCGGCATTGTCCTGCAAGAACTGCCAGCGTTCCTGTTCAGGAATGTCTTGTCCTAAAAATTTGTCCATAATCAAATAAACTCTTTATTTCGTTCCATTTCCTGTTGTGCATAGATAAGCATCTGTTGTTCGTTGGCAGCCGGCAAATAGATACCAGCGACAGATGCGCTCCAATTCCGGAAGCGGTCAATCGAAAGGGTCATTTCACCAGTTGTCAGCTCGGCAGAACTTCTCAGATAGGTTACTTCTTTTCCTTTCTTATTGACTGTCTTTCTCTCAAACAAATCACGGTTACAAGTCCTCTTATAGAAGTCAATTTTGGCTTCATCGAGGCTGCAACCGTACTCACTACCAAAATACCCTAAAAGCAGATGTAAATAGCTGTTTTGGGCCAGCGTGCGGTTAGGCAGTTTCTTTCTCACCTCTACTACTGCACGTTCCTGGAACAACTTGTTTACATAAGCCTTAAACTTGGGTATATCATATTCATTTTTTAGATTAAATAAACTCATAGGCTAGAAAGGTAAATCGTCTTTAAGATTCCCGTTAGCATTTACTTCTGAAGGAAATTGTTGCGTTATCACCTCCGGCTGGGCAAGTACTGGGGCCGACTGGTATACTGATCGCCGAATTTCCAGTTTATAGCACCTGATTGACACCATGCGTTTAACCTGTCCGTCCTGATTTGTCCATTCCCGACCTTGAAGGGTGAAGGAAACCGTTATCACATCGCCGATTCTGAACTGGTCAAGTTCGGTACATTTGTCACCATTTACTTCAAGTGGCAAAATGTTTTCGTATTGGCTTCGTTCCCCTGTATAAGGGTCGTGAGTCGTAGCGTCAAGAATAAACTCACGTTTCAGAAACGGGTTGCCACCATTTTTGGATAGAATTTGTTGGGTCTGGCCGATAGCGACCAGCCTTCCGGTTATCTGATTAGGCATATTAATTTGAATAAAAATCTTTTATTTGTTGAAATATAAGTCCTCGATCCTTTATCTTATTAATGACATTTTCATCACGTGAAATTCGTATTTTACAGTATTCATTGGGATGAATATTACGATGCCAATTGGACTCATCATCATATGTAGTAACGGATAAAAATACCAAATTACAACTTTCTAATTGAGTACAATATAATTGCTCTTGCACTTGATAGTAGTAAGCTTTATGCTTCTTCTTGACATATTCAACCAAAGCTTTATTATCGTTCTTTATTGGCTCAATGAAATCCAAATAATCAGATAAATACAACGTCTTAAGTTCATCAAAATCCGTTAACTTTCCATTCTCAATACGAGCAAAATCAAGACTACACTTAAATACATTCATTTCATTAGACATGACAACATATTGAGAAAAATAATTATCTGGTAAAGTGAGCAAATACCTATTCTCAAGAATAGCTCCTGTTCGTAAAGCATCGATTGGACTAGCGAAAGCATTATAATATGGTTTTATTCCACTGACAAAACGCTGCATGAGAGCAATATGTGATTTTGTGTTTTTACCACTCATTAAAGCATGGATATCACCACTTCCTAAATACATAGTCTCTGTCATATCTTCCCTTTCTTTTTGAGATTATTATATGCCATTTTGAATTGTTCACTAGTCATATCTTCTGGATTTCCAACATTGAAATAAGATAGAATATTTTGAGTAAAATTATTATCAATCATCATATAACCAATAACTGCATTTTTGACTTCATCAACAGTCACAGGGGTTTGATCTTTCGATTTACTTTCATCGGGGTCTTCCCCAGTAGCAATTTTGTAAGCGTTTAGTAAAGCATATTTACGAGCATAAGTAGAAGCTTTTCCAAATCCTTTGTCACCAGGATCTAGACCTCGACCAAAGCTCTCAACATCCACATATTCCGACGTATTATCTAAATTAACAATACGTAGAGTCATTTTTACAATATCCATATAATTAATGGATTCTCCTCCACCCTCTTTTACTATACGGATAACTTCAGACTTGACAAGCTCTTGCTTAATAGGAATACTTACAAGTCCATACTTCGTTTCAGCTTCTTTTACTTCAAGGGTAACATCGATATCTTGTACAGCTTTATATGCATAGTTCCCCTTACCTACGACCATATTTTTTTCTATATTTTTCACCTCGTTAGAAACAAGTTGTATCTTTTGATACAAATTTGATTTTTCATCCATAATCTATATATGTTAATTACTTTATAGTTGCATATTTAATAACATCCCACGCATTACAGAACCATTTACCGTTCTGTGTATTTGATTTCTTCTCGGTCCGGATCAGCCCCTTCCCTACCAGATCAAACAACCTACCACGACCTCCAACAATAGAGGCTGCTGTACGTTGTCCAAAAGTCTTATCATTCAAGACGATCTTTAATACATCCTCATTTATTGTCATGAAGTCCTCCTTATTCTGTATTCTATTCTAATACGCCTCATTCTGCGCATATCCTGTTGGCTATCCTCAAACAGGCTTAGACAGAAAATCATTAAGAAACATCCAGCTACAAACGACCTCACTTTTGGGCTGAAATCCATAGAGAGGTGTATTCCTGAAATTCTTTCAAAAAGCATCATGGCCAGTTCTCGGCCATTCCTTACATGCAAGATCTCGAAAGCTTTTTGAAGTTGATTGTTAATCGTGCTAACAGCCCTGCATTTTATCTGGGCAATCTCCTTTTTCTCATACCCTTGGGCATAAAGACGTGCGGTAATTTCACACTCAGGAGTCAGTTCCTTCAATATCCTATCCATAATCGTGTGCTTTTTTCTTTAGGATATTCGTCTGACTGTTACCAGTCCCTCTTCTTTTTTAGAAACTGATTCCCACCTTTTCTTCTGCAGGTAGAATTTGGTATTGAGCAGATACACATTGTTACGGACGGTCTCCAGAGAGGAAATCGGAAAAGCAACCTCTTCACCGATATTCATCTCCCTCATGATCTTTTTGCTATTTACTTTTTCCATACCATTAAATTTTTAAATTAGCCAGCATCCGGGAATCGAACCCGGACTCAGACCGTCTGCCGATTAGTCTATGAATACCACCAAAGAACTGATCGTATTCTTTACAGCCTCCAGTTTTCTTTCTGCTTTTTGGGCTGAATTATACCATAGATCATAATTGCTTTGTAACTGCATCACCATAGAGATCAGTTCTTCCTTTTCCAGTTTCTCTAATTCATCTTTTGTTTTCATAATCCATATATTATTAATTACCAATTCTTTTCTTTGTAGATTGCGATAGAAAGCACTGCTGACATAGCAAATGTTACTATATGCAGAGGATTGAAAAACATGCCTATAAAACAGACAATTGATATAATTGAAGACAGTAGAAATAATACTGCTTGCGACTTAGATTTGAATATTGATTCCATATCGTTATTTTTTTTGATTCGTTCCCTCTGGATGATTCGGTCATCAGCATCACGCTTTTTCAGAGGGTTTGCTTACCTTTGCAATGTGAACTTTAAAAGATTAAATCATGGAAACAAAAAAGTACTTAGATTTGGCAAAAGCCATTCAGAACAATGTTGAACAGATATTTACAGAATACAAGTCCTTCAAACCAACACTAGATGATATGATCTTTTATAACCCGTCGCTGTATGAAGAAGCCATCAAATTCACTCACCTTGTTTACGCATTCGACCCAAATCTACCATTAAACAAAGAGATGGTAGATTTACCCAAAACATGTAAAGATGGCATATTACCAGCTCTTGATCATGAAGGAAAAGTTTTTAAAGATTTTCTTTTTCTAATAGGATTCTTTGTTGAATACCTTGAGACTTTTCACAGTTAACTACCTATTTAGTAACAAGTTCCAAATATGAAGACACAGCATTTTCAACATACTCTTTGATGTGTTCTAAATTCTTAAGACGATCAACTGGTAGTTCTATAACACAAACAGATACTACCAGTTTCCCATCGTCTTTTCGTTCTCTTATTTCTACCTTGTAATCCATTATATATATTGTTAATTGTTTCGTGCCCGCCAACCGTTTATGGTTGTACCCAGAATCGAGACTGGACGGGCTATGATTGTGGCCGTACTACTTAAAGCCTGTTTGAACGCACATAACGTCACCTGTTTTTCTAGACCCTTGCAATCGAAAGAACCGCTCTCACCGGACACGTCAACGGATCTGCTTATGTTCTGTATCTCACGGCCGCTATTTTGCGGTTAAGTGTGCATCTGTGCCCGCCATACCTTCTACGGATTGTACCCGGTATCGAGACCGGACGGGCTGTTATATCAGTAGGCAGTGATAAAATTCTCTACCTTAAATGATCTGAAACCATTCGCTTCAATATCAAAATATCTGACAGTCTTGTAATTCTCTGTGCCTGTACCCTTAATGAACTTCTGAATATCTTTCAATGTGCCTTTTGCCTTACGAAGTGAACCATCCGCTTTTTCATAAGCGAAAGCTACTATGCCTTTGTGCATCTGCTTTGTCAACCTGTATAAAGCCCATGATCTTGAGAGGCAGACGGCAAATGTCTTACCTGTAGCCTTCATCATTTCATAAGCCATACAAAAAACTTTGTGTCTGAAATTTGTCTTCATAATCGTGTGTATTTGAGAGTTATGCTAAATATTGATAATAGTCTTTGATTAATTGTGAAGCATCAGCTTTGCTATCTACCTTGTAAAAATCACAGGCCTCATCTTCACTCATGGCTTCTAATTCTGCCAGCTCATCGTTCATGTCTTTCTCTTTTTGTTGAGCCAAGTAATCCTCGTATTCTTGCGCCTCTCTGTTCACTCTTTCGAGCTGGTCAAGCATTATGTCAAATAATGTTTTCATAATCGTGTACTTTTAATGTGTTTATACTATTTGTTTAATCAATCGTTCTTTTTACCTTTGTTTTCGTGATTGAACTATTGATGATGCAAATATACTATATTGAGTATATACTACAAACTATATATAGTATTTTATCATCGCTTTTAATATTATTTAATACTATATTGAGTGTATGACTATCAACGAAAGAATGCAATTTATTGTAGATAAGAAATTTAACGGTAATAAAGCAGCCTTTGCCAAAGCTTTAGGGATTGCGCCTACAAGCATTTCAAACTATCTTAGTAAATCAAGAGCATCTAAACCAACAAGTGACATTTTAGGTCAAATCGTCAATATAGTAGATGATGTTAATGCTTTGTGGCTTCTTACGGGTAACGGCACACCTTTTTCTAACACAGAGCCAGAAAACGACGACAAGCCACAAATTAGTTTCACGAAAGGTGTTCCTTATTATAATGTGGATTTTATTGGAGGCTTTGATATTGTCCTGAATGATCAAACAATCATACCCGAATATCTAATTGATTTTAAGAAATACAATGACGCAACATGCTGGTGTAATGTTACAGGTCATTCAATGGAACCGGAAATCACTCATGGAGATATTATTGCGTTAAAGAAAATAGAGGATAAATCCTTCCTTCCATTAGGAGAGGTATATGCCATCGTCACGACTAATGGAATGAGAACGATTAAAAGATTAGGACCTTCAAGTGATCCAAAATGTTATACTTTAGTTCCTACGAACAAATCTCCGGAATATGGTATTCAGGAACTCCCCAAAGACATGATAGAACATATCTACCAAGTTCTTGGCTGTATGAAAAGACTATAATCATGAAATTCAAACAATATTTTTGGAACCTATACAAGAACTCTCCTGAGGGTAAGTCCGCCATAGCCGCTTTTTCAGACAGGAATGAGTGGATTGATGAAGAACGTCTGTTTGAGAAATACAACCCGAAAATCAAAGACGAATTCAATTCTGAAATTATTTGCGGGATACTAGAAGATTTCTGGTGTTATAAAGTATCCGAATATGAAGGAACAGTATTAAAAGCTTTGGATGATGCCGGAAAACTGTATGCGGAAATTATATCCACCGGTTTGATGATAGAATCGGAAGTAGTTCTCAAAATAGGAGACTTTGACCGTATGCTGGAGTTGGTACCATTCTTGTCAATGGAGTTGAACCATTTATTCGGAGAATATTTCTTTCCATATATATACATTGACGAGTTCTATCAGCTTACAAGATTTGCTGACTACTTTGAAATCGAATTACCTCCAATACCAAAGAAGCCAGACTATAAAGCCAGATGTATGTATTATTGGGAATTGTGTAAGGTGTTTTACAAGTTTAGGACAGAAAACGGCTTATCTCCCGATGAGTTCAGTGCATTCATGTATGACTATTCCCCCAATCTTCTGACAAAAGAAGATAATACAGATATGCCAAAACCATCATCAGCGTGGTTCATTGGAGGATTGATTAAAGGATATGGTACACATTGGACTACCGGATTCTGGCAATCGAATAAAGAAACGAAGAAAGGAGATATTCTTATTCACTATGAGACATCACCGGTAAGCGCAATCACCTGTTTATGGATAGCGCAGGTTGACGGTGTAATAGACCCATTCTTCCATTATTATAGCAATACATATATTGGGGACAGAATAGAAATTCCGAGTATCACTTTAAAGGAGCTGAAAGACGACGAATACTTTTCAGACCATCCACTCGTCAGAAAGAATTTCCAGGGAGTGAACGGATGGCCTGCAACTGGAAAGGATTATGCGGAACTTATGAGGATGATAGAAGCCAAAGGATTTGACACATCCGTACTTCCGCAAATTTATACCCCTTCATTACCAGAAGGAATAGTAGTAGAGAATGAGAGGGATGTTGAAATTAATCTCTTAGAGCCATTATTGAATAGCATGGGTTGGTATGAGCATAAGGATTATGTACGTCAATTACCTATTCATGCGGGAAGAGGACATCGGATTTTTCCTGATTATGCACTTCACTACAATAATAAGCCGGAAGAAGAGACGGCGAAGGTATTGATTGAGGTAAAATATCACATGAAAAATAACAAAGAAGTTGAATCCGCCTTTCTTCAGGCTTTCTCTTATGCCAAGCTACTTATGTCCTCCGTGATCATATTATGCGATAAAGAATGTATTCTGGCCTACGACAACAAGGAAGGTTTCAGTAGAAGCCGCTACAAAAAATATTATTGGGAGGATATGAAAAATGTAGATTCATTCCATGAATTAAAGAATAAATTAAAATAGCGAAACATGAAAAGAATTATAACCATATTTGTTTTATCCTGCACATTAGTAAGCTGTGGAAGTAGCAAACCTTCTCCAGAACAAAAAGAGCTTTCTGAACAATACATAGAGGGCTTGGTCGATGCAGGAATAAATATCTATGGTGGGGAATTAACGGATGCCAATATATTGGTACTTGCTGTTGACGCCATACCTAGAGCCAACTTTGACATATTCGCAAAAACATATCTTGAAGATGCTTTGAACAATGGTCTAAACGTAAAAGGCGTAGCTATCGTCGATATTAATGATTGTCAAATTGGCGATGGTTGGGTCACTGGAGACAGGATTGGAAGAGCATACAAATAGCAAGAATAATGTTCAAATGCGTATCCTTTTACAAAAATAAAAACTACGTAAATACATAATTAACAGCGATATAGAATCTAATTCGGAGTAATTCTTCTAAGCTGTGGGTTCGAATCCCAGCCCGATCACGTCAGACGGAAGAATTTAAGTTATTGATTATTAGCTTATTTTCTTCCGTTTTTCTTTCAAGGAATTCTTCACAAATAGATTAAAAAAAGGATATTTTATCCAGTTTTTGGGATTTCCACTTGTCTTTTACTTATCCTAAAGTTTTTTAATATATAGCCGCCAGTTCATCTGCCCAGCTCGGAAGTCATACGCAACTGAAGTTTTCAGCTATGAGGATTTTCCGGTTGTACGCCACACTCCTTGCATCCTTCCAGATAACTATCGATTCCTTCTTCAAAATCCTTACGCAATTCATCCACAGACTTTCCCTCATAAAGGATAGTGGCTTTTCGTAATCCCTGCACTTTGCCAAATAAGCAGTCGTCCTCTTTGCTATATTCTACAGAACCTTTATATCCTTTATATTCCAAAAATTCCATATCTACTATTGTTGTTTATACTTTCCCATTAATCCATTCTTTCGTATATGTTCAATGATCTTTAAACTTCAAGGTGAACTCACCCTGCAATACTTCCACTGGAGTGATGTTCTTTTCCTCGCATGACTCCAGATAAAACGCTATAGCTTCCTGCATATTTTTCTCTATTTCCTCCATGATTTACTTTATTTTCATTACAACCCCAACATAGCAGCCGGTTGAATGTTTAGAACCAGACACAACAATCGCGCCACCTTCCATGTCGGTTCAGAACGTCCGGACCATGAAAGAGGCGGTGATCCTTGGCCTTTGTGGAAGATTCCGCCTCTCTAATCTAAAAAATATCTCAACTTCAGCCTACTTTACGGCTTTCATCACCCTTAAATTTACAAATACCTGTATCGTGCGAAACTCGACCTAATACGATCCATTTATGGATTCCTTTTTCATTAGCCCATTTACTATAATCTCGCTGTATAATGAAAGAATTCATCTTTACTGCAGGAGATGTTGCCCAAACAGAATCTGGAATAATAGACGATGATGCAAACTTATCTGCCTCTTTTTCCTTCGAAGAATAATCTTGACCATCTATATTTATCATTTCATCATTATCCTCATTCAAATGAAGCAACACATGGCCTAATTCGTGCATAGTATCAAATGCAACATGATCTATCATATTATAACGCATCGTAATAATAATTGACGGAACTCCTTTTTCTAAAAAACAATAACCATTAATGGATGCTTTATCTACTTTGGGAACAACACAAAACTTTATACCATAATCAGACATTACCGCTTGTACTCGGTTTATAACATTAATATTCTCATTAAATATACGAACTAACTTACTTGTGAGTTCCTTGATTTTTCCTTTATCATATCTTCCAGATACAGTCATTTTTCTAGCACTATACTTAGCCAAAAGAACCCATGTAGCAATCATACGGTCATCTGTTCCCGTTCTCTCAGACTTTCTAAAGAATGAATGTGTATAATTCATTTCCATACGTGCTGCACAAGGCAAAGACAACATATCTTTCAATAAGGATAATGTATAAACAAACCCTTTTTTTTTATCTATGCCCAACCTTGAAATTGCCGTTTTTATATCGAATGATTTGTTATAATCTTCCAATTCATTCTGTGCCATTATTTCTTGTATGCCTCGTTCCTCTATAACTTTTTTATCATACTCGTAAGAGGCCTGCATTTTTACCAATGTACGGGCAGGAATACCTAACACCTCCTCAATTTTATCAGCTATTGATGAAATGCTTCTTTTCCCTTTTAATATATCACTCAAATGAGATTTTTGGATGTGAAGCATTTCGGCAAACTTCGTTTGAGATATTTTTCTTTCGGCCATCTCGTTTTTAACAATAGCTCCAGGAGGAACTGCCATAAACGGAGTCAATCTTTCATTTTTTGTTTCCATAATGCTTTTCATTTATTTCTATGACAACGATAGTAATTCCATCTTCTGTTTCTTTGAATAAAAGCCTTTCTACCCTATTCGGAATAATCCTAACTGAGCTAAGACCTATATGTTTCAATTTTTCATAATGAAGATAGCTAATTAATTTTAGGTTATCAGTGTTTTCCTCATCTTGAAGGATATTGAATAAACCAATCAAATTTGTTAAGAATTTACTATCCTTAGATAGCTTCTTATATTCTCCGCTTTTTCCTTTTTCAATAAGGTCTTTTACACCTTCGCCTTTTTTCCCATCGAAGTATATTTTCATAGCAATCCAGATCATTGATGGAGCAAAGATACAGAAAAGTTACCATATTTTGGTAACTTTATTGTGTAATTTTTCATATTGCTTCAACTGTTCTCATATCAAACACTCTGCACTATATTAGCGTCAATATTCAGTTTCTGACAAAGCCTTTTGATTCAGCCCCATTTCATACATACGGAGTTTGAGAACATCAACAAGTGATGGTTTTCCCAATGCGAAATGTTCTTCTGAATAGTCAGCAACAAGGTTAGAAAGTAATTCCAACTCTATGCTACTAGGGTCATCAAGAGAGGTTTCATCCGTAACTAATGGAAGTAATTCCTCAACCCTTTTCACTGCCCAATCATATTGAGCTTTTGTTTCAATCTTTGTCATAAGCTTAAATTTTTGAACAATTCCCTACTTATACAACACCATCTTCCGGTATCGTCCTTGCCGATAGGAAAGATGCAGAAAGCGTTTCCGCTTATAGACAATGGCCTGATCGAATGGCAGACCGCTCTCAAGCAAGACCTGCAACAACTGTTCCGGGCCGGAAGCACAGTAACAATCGGCGGCCTCGCCTTTTGTATGCTGGCTTGTGGGAACGCCGCCCACCAGGCGGTTTACTTCCTGATTCCGAAAACCGCTGGTTATGGCAATGGCTTCGCCTATTCGTTCCCGGAGTGGCTGCAACAAATGATCTACTAACTGCCCGATGGCTTCGCGCTGTTCGGCGTCGGGTTCATTCAATATTCCCTGTTCGATAGCCATTTGGCTATGGGTAAATTCGTCCAACGTAAAATTTTTTGATAATCGTTGGTTTTGTGATGTGTTATTAAACATATAAAAAGATTTTCTAAAATTAAACAATTGGTTTATCTTTGTGGCATGAAAAGAAATTAAAAAACAACGAAAGGAAATACAGATTAATTTTTTTTCATAGTTAAGGTTTTGGTAAAGAGGGAAATCGTTGTGAAATGAGTTCCCTCTTATTTTTTATATCTCCGGCTAATTCTCTATTTTCCGTTTATACTTATAATCCACCCCGAATAAAGCGCCTGCAAAGGTGGATGTCTCGCCAAAGGCAACTAATACCGATGGATCAATTTCTCCTTGTGGCGGAATCCAAAAGCCTAAGAA